TCGCTGCTCATTGCTTTGAGAAAATCATCAATCCACTGCCCGGCCTCGATGAGTACGTCTTCTCTCGTACAACTTCGTGCGAAGACGTTGGCAAACTTCTTATGGTCAAATCCAACTTTGCCGTTAAGTTGACCTTGCAGCTCGAATAGCTCTTTAAGATCCACTCTCATCACTCCCAAAAACTTTTGTCAACATGATTTTTCGTGCAAGCTCGATATGCCACTTGCTACTATCATAGCCGAGGATCAAAGCCACTGGAGCGATTACCATCATCGCTATCTCGCAGACCAGCAACACGGCCAGTAGAATGATGAACACAACGCAGACGACTATGTCTGAGATTGGGGCTATAACTTGCCATATCACCTGACGACAAAAGGCGTCGGTGCAGAGCAGCAAGAATATGGCTAACGCTAAAATTATCCACATGTCGATTCTCCTGAATGAAGTATCATTGTGCGTCTCAGTGACTTGCAGGTTTCACAGTAACACATTTGACAATCGAGTCCGGCCCAATCTCCGGGCTGTTCTTTGGCCCAACATAGAAAATCGGCCAGGGCGTCGGCCTCAGATGAAAAGTATTGGTAGGTATAATGACTATGCCAGTGATAACACCACGAGTCATGCCTTACCAGGGCTATAGATCCGACCCACGATGTCACCGTATCAGTGACGCCAAGCTCTTTTGCAAGGCTTGTGACAATTCTATACAATGATAGTAGGGCCGCGTCGTGATCTATAAACTCCTCGACGGTCATCATATCTTGTTCACAACTTGCCAGTTCATTTTCCCCGGCGTATAGTGTGAAGTCGATATGGTATATCGGAAATTTTTCTCTCATCAGACCTCTTCCCAGTCAACAACCTCGCCGTTCTCGTGCACGTCACCGATGAAGTCTTCCAGGTCCGCCGTTTCATGGTCAGGACCGGGGACGTAAACAGTATGCTCTACGGTGACGCGGATTGTCACTCGGTGAAATTGGCCGTGTGCTTCGGCCAGGGCTTCATCACGTTCGGCCTCGCGGCCATCATTACAACAACACATTTTAAATCTCCTCAATATCAATATCTACCATATAAGGAAGGCATTTGCTAACGTATCCGGCATCCCAATTGATCTCCAGGCCAGCACATACGCCGCGTTGTGGATTTTCTTCGAGAATCTTCACAACTGTGCCACGTTCGGCTGATTGTTTGTCGAATTCTGCTTTCAATGCATTTTTCCGGCTTAGTGTTCCACATGAATGATAACGATCCCAAAGTGTGCGAAGACTTCTCCAGCTACGCTTTACACGTTTGTTCAAGAAACGATCTGATAGAGCTTTTGTGTGTTGTGACGCCATGATTATCCTTTTAGTCGTATCTGAATTCGCTTCTCATGCTTTTCGGGGTAGTAGTGTCCCCAGTACCAATCTTCGATAGTGTCCAGGGTGCCATAGGCATGGCCCTTGTGGATCTTTCCATAGCCCTTGATGCCGAAGATCTCGCCAGTCTCGCGGACTATCATCAGCTTGCCACTGCGACCGACGTCGATCTTGTCGTATTTGTTGCCGATCCTTATCCAGGTGCGGGCGTTGTCGATGTTCGCTTCACAAGCTACGTTGCGGGCGTGGAGCTGCTCAATCTGCTGGGCTTCCAGCTTCTCGGCCAGAGCCAAAAGCTTTGCTCCATAATCGCCATTGATATTGCCTTCTACGAATGATGCCATTTTGAATCTCCTCATTTATTTAATGTCTCTCACTAAGTAAAGTATAACACAAAAGCTTTCGGAATGCAAATGAAAAATCAAAAAAACTGCCAGGGAGTCCGAAGACTCCCTGGAGCTGGAGGAGAGGGGATGAGAGAGGGGTTTTTATCGAAATCGACTAAGTATTTCGTCGTCTATTCTATCAACCGGAGTGGCAAATCCCAAGTAATTTCCACCATAATGTCGGGCAAACGTTATGCCGACAAGTCTGTTGTTTCTTATTACCGGCCCGCCGCTGTAACCATGCCAACAAAATCCGTCATATACGAATTCATTGTTGTGCCGTTCGTTTGCTACTCTTGCAAAAGTCACCAGTAATCGATTATCGGTCTTTGAGTTGAATGGATTGCCTATACAGACCAACCCATCCCCAAGCTGCATTGGCCGAGTGTCTATTTGCATGAATGGGCCGTACGGCTTGTCAATTATCACCAAAGCAATATCATCGTCTTTGTCTTTAATTATTTCTTTAGACTTGAAGGTTAAACCATCGACGGTCATCACTGTTATGTCACCAACTAAACCTTCGATAACATGCTTTGCGGTCAATAGAGCTGTCGGCGATATAAAGACACCCGACCCACCTGAGTCACGCGGCGGTTGTGGTTGCTCTTTGCCGCTGATGAAGATCCTAAAGAGTCCCTCTTTATCTTGTTTCTTTAGAGATAATATTGCGGAGCAGGATCTTAGCTCATCTAATTTGTAACCCACCGACAACCCACCTTCGATCCGCCGTAACCGTGCATGATTGGACATCAACCCACCGGCATGTGCGAGCGTTCGCTGCTTCAATGTTATGCAGTCATCTTCTTGGACATACGTCATAAACGAAATACATCCAAGCAACAACACAATCAATAAATTCTTCATGGTGATTCCTTCCTCAGTTTCACTTCTGTACAAGGCTGAACTTGGGACACTCCCATACGGGTGTCACTATATCAAAGGTAACGCAATTTTGATAGAGTATCTGAGCAATCGGGCAATTCGTCACCTGTCCTGGGTGAAACTGATCGCATTTCCAGCACAGACAATAATCCCGGTGCTTTCCTTTCAGGTCAGAGCGAACCCACACGGTTACTCCATAATGCTCATATTGTTCATAGCTGTGAACGCTGCCAGGGATGTTTTTGATCGCTACGATCAGCACTGCGATTATCAGAGCTGCTATGATATATCCCATTTGATTTCTCCTGAATAAAGTAAGTTGTCAGATAACTGCTTTTGCTTCCTTCACGGCCTGCCTTGCTTCGGGCGACTGACTGTCTTTCAATATCTTAATTATTGCCGCCTGTTTTGCAGGTTCGCCTTCCGCGTCGATCACGTTCTGGATGCTTTTCACAATAGAGACCAGCTTGCGATCTTTGTCGGTCAACTCGCCCTTGACTTCGGTCATAGCTTTTTGCAGATCAGCTTCTGTGTAATCTTGTGGTCGTTTTCTCATTAAGCCCAGATACCCGCCAGCACCTACTCCGAGTAGTGACAGTCCCAAAGCAATTGCTCCAGTCGTCGGATTCCATAGAAACTCCTCGCGGTCTTCTGCCAACTTTGTATCTTTCGCAAGTATGCCTCTCAGGATATCTTCTTCGAGCTTTTTCTGTTCAGCCAATTGTCTCAATTCCTGATTAGTCAGAGCGACGGCGGCTTCAAAGTCTTGATTCAATTTTCGCAGCTCCGCGAGACTTGGGAAAAGGAAACCTTTATAATCTTCCTTCTTTCCTGTTCCAGCTTCCTCATTGTATTTCACGATCTTCTCGTTGATCGTCCCAGGCGTAAAGTGCTCCGAGACAGTGCCGATGCAGCCACTGCCGATTAGAACAATCGCCAGTAAAATATACGCTACTACCTTTTTCATTCGTCCGGTCTCCTAAAAATACCATCTACAATTGATTCGAGAGCTGCGATGTACGCAGCCTTACATTTCAAATATCTTTTATGGCAATACAGCCGAATATCAAGATCCGGGACGTTGTTTATGACGGCGGCGGTCGCTGCGAATCGTGCGTCCAGGACGTCTTCCTCTTTGCGAAGTCGAGCGTATGCGATTAGGTTGCTATTCTCATAGCCGAGGATGTCTTCGATCTTCGCCAAGGATGTCAGCTCACTCTTGGTCACTTCGCACATGAGAACCGACCCACTCTTGAGATTGATTGTCACTTCCTGCAACTCAGGCGGCATCTGTCCATTGTCTGTCCAAGAGTAGTCCAGGCCAGCGATCTCAGGTGGGGATATGTTTGCAATCGACTGAGCGAATTCATCTGGGTTAGTTGACCATGCTGTGATCGACTTACCTGATTTGAAAATCACCTTAATCGGTATCATCTAAGCACTCTCCAAGCTCAGGGAATAAGACTTCGACGTCTTGGGTGCCGTAGATCTCAATGAACGCTTGCTCTAAGATCTGACGATTGTAGTCGATGTCGGCCCCTCCGTCTTGTCCCTCAACAGCACACTTTACGATATACTCACCTTCGACGCGAGTCATCGCGGTGCCCTTCACGAATACGATAGCAGTTGTGATATTCATAATAACCTCACTATACCAAATTTACTCCAGTTTGTCAATCATTTTTAGGATAATTTTGAACGATCCTTTTGGCAGCTCCTGAGCGTATACTATCCAATGTTGCTCACATTTTGGGTTAAGACACTTCCTCGTTACTGCACCATGTTTATTTTCAATAAGACCATAATCCGCAGGATTAACTTTTGTTGGAGCACATAAGAACCCTTCACATGATCTACATCTTAATCTGTCGTCTCCTGGTATTGCCATGATGTCTCCTAAAACGGCGGTTGTTCATCGGTGATTGCATCCTGCCATTTTGTTTTGAAGCCCTGGATGTCGTCCCAGCACTTCCGGCAGTCTATCAATGTCCCTATCTTGTAGCACTTTGGATTTGTGTTGAAGTTCAATCCAGTGTCATAAGGTGCCTTCGGATCTGGGCTGACTCGCTGGGTTGTTGTTTGAGGTAAGCCCGCAGGCATTATTCGACTTAGAAATCGACCAAGCCGGGTCATAGAAATTCGGTTCATATAATTGCCCGCGTAACGCTTGACAAATCTCTCCAAATCGAACAGCAATTCTTCTTTACAGATTGTTGTTTCCCAGCCTTCATGTCTTGCCAGGACACGACCTTCGTGGAGCTTATCATACCACCAAGCTTGTTCGGGACTCAAATTGAGCTGCTTCTGTTCAGCAAGCGCCTCAGTGTTTGGTGGAATCCGCAGATCTATTTTCGTGATATCAAGTGACATCAGGTGGTGGAGTAGAGCTTCATACCCACCGTTTTCGAGCTGAGCCATGATGTCACCAAAGTATTGAGAGTCACGTCGATGTGTTTCGCCCATATCCAGAACGAAGAAACGACGATCATCCATAGCTACCGGCACGACCCAGTCGCTGTTAGAGGCCATGATTAGGTGAATGTAATTTGGTTGTGCTTCGGAGTCGATGCCCTTCTTTTCGATGACGATATGTTCTTCGGTGATGAGTGCTTTCAAGATGCCTTCACTCTTTTTGTCACCGGCGTAGAATGCTTCATCGGCGAACAATAGGACGCAGTCACGCAGGTGAGCATTGAAGGAACCGACCAGATGTTTCGAGTTGCTGATATGCAAGAAGTGTTGGCCGAACAGCTTGCCAACTGCTTTCGCAAAGAACGATTTTCCTGTCCCTTGCTTACCACGCATAACGACGGCGGTCCCAGCAGGCTTGCCGGGGTTCTGTACGGCAGCGGCCAGCCACGCCATGAGATACTGATAGTATTCGGCGTTGCCGCAGCACACGTTATCTTTCAGGTGATTGAGGAACAGGTCACATGCTCCCGGTATAGCTTCGCAATTGAAGCCACGCCACAGATTGAACGCTCCGTCAACTTCTTGGGCCGGTACGAAAATCATTTGGTCGAATTGACGTCTGTTCTTATGTTGCAACCACCACTTGCCGAGCGGCATGAATACGGCAGCACCGTTCTTGTCTTCACCAACTTTTACTTTGCGGTGCATATACCGATTTGAAAAGTCTTGGAAGGTTTGCAATTCTATTTTAGGTCTGCCGAATGAGTGATCGAATTCTTCTGCAATCACGCGACACTTGCCGCCGATGCTGGAGATCACGGCGTGCTTTTCATTCAGCTCGCGGAGAGCTGGATCTACCGCATTTTCTTTGGCTCGCTCGATCTGCCGCAGGGCGTAGGCTTCTGCTCTTGATCCGAGCTGCACAACCGACTCAGCAATGCCGAAGTCTTTGTCGGTGATGATTGAGAAGATAGTCTCATCATCAATACCGGCTCGGACTAATTCGCAGCATACACAGAACAATGCCTCACTGCGGGATTTGAACCGATGAGGCTCATCAGGATCACGCCCTTGGGCAATCAGCACTTTGACCCAATCTTTCACACTATCGCCCAGCTCGGAGAGATCCTCTATCCGCCGAATGTTGGCCGTATCCACTTTGGGTGTAAGATCAGATCGACCACCAGAAAACCCAGCAGAAGCTGATGATTGGACCTTCTGAGCCGCTGTGAATTGGCTAATAGGATATGATATCTTTGTATCCAAGTGGACCGTTTCGGCCAGGATTTCTTTGCGGCCCTTCTTACGCTTCTTAGCGTTTGGCCGGTTCATCGTTCCCGGCAATCTCATAATCCGGTCGATGTTATGACAGTTGTCTCCGCCCAAAAGTAGCTCAAGTTGCATGTTGTAGCGTTTCGCTGATTCGGCTTTGGCAATGTCACCATCTATGATGATTGGTTCTTCGAGCCGCCAGAATGCTTGATACCCGCCCCCAGAGAATATGACACACGTAGGAGTAGGCTTGAATGCTCGGATTTTGTCGAGGATTCTTTTTTGTTCAAGCTTCAGGCTCTCCCCGGCACGTGGGTCCACATCGACATGTAGATATTCGACTGACTGGATATCTTCACGAGAAGCCTTTTTACTAATAGATTCGCGGCAAGGATTGACAGAGAAGTATATATTATGACCTTCACCGTTCTTGACAAGCCAGTCTTCCAGTTTGTCTTCAAGTTCGTCCGTGAATGTCACGGTGTTAAGCTTTCCGCCGTCTACCGGAATTGCCGTGAGCGTCCAGGGTCCGTCCGGCCTAAATTGTTTTAGGAATTCAAGAGATAGTGACATAATCAATTACATCCTGTACATTATTCGTTGTTAGACAAGCAAGCTCAAAAAGCTTAGCTTTATTCACTCCATCCTTCGCCACATGCCTTGCTGCTATTTCGCCATTGAACACAAGCCAGTCTTTTGTACTTGCAACATAAAGCACAAGCCAGCCAGCCCCATAGATTTTTCTAAGCGTTGCTTTCTTGGTGACTTCTAACCATCGGCGTAGTAACCAAACTCGTTGTTGCTGCGTGAAGTGTGGAATGCGTACAGTTGTTTCTTCTTTCTTCGGCCAGTCTTCCAAGTACTTACACTCTATCCATCCGTCGATGAATTGAATGTCTGGTGTCCCTGGATAGGCGGGATTTTCGACGCTTGTTGCATCGAGTCCCGCCTTAGTCAGGGCCTTCACCAAAAATTGTCGTTGCTGTTGTTCCACTAACGAAATCTCCACTTCCACATATAGATTGTTTTTAGCCGACAACTTCCATCAAGATTGAATCTATTAACAACAACACTTGTTGTTATTAACCTAATGTGTTTTGTAGGTGATCCGAGAAAAAATCTAATGTAAGGTCGTCTATCATATCCGAGATGGCCGGATGTCAGTGACCGACTAATTCGGAAATGAAATTTCCACCAGAGAAATCGAATCTCGAAATCAAACCACACTTTCTCGCATAGTGAATGGTCATCATCCCAAATGGTTAAGTGAGTTCCTAATCTCATTATCCAGGAGTCTCCTCTAAAACTTCGTAGAACACGAGTGTCACTAATTCGTGAAGAAGGAAGCCGTCATAGACTTTCTTCATCGTCTCGAAGAGACCTTTGAAGGTTTGACATGCTGGGTCATGCTCCAGTTTGAGTAAGTGACCATAGTTGACGAGGCTGGCAAAGGTCATCACTTTGACATCAAAGATCTCAGCGAACACTTCTTGACCTTCGACAATCTCTGCTCCAGTTTCAGCAACGATCACAGTTTCGCCGATCTTAACATCGGCCCATTTGAGACCCTTGCGGACAGTGAGATTGACGGCGACCGGATCATGTCCAGGGATGTCCGCCTTCTCTGTTTGGTGAACATTGTTTTTGAACAGTAGTGTTCTCATTCCATGCTATCTCCCCAATTGGCCCCGATCTCGACATCCACCTTTGACGGCACGACCAGAGGCACACAGTTTGTCATAATCTCAGCCATATCCTTTGCTGTTTTCTCATCATATACAGTTATATCAATTTCGTCGTGAATTTGCAACTGAAATCTGAAATTTTCTTTATCCAGAAGCACCATTGCCAGTTTTGTTTGATCTGCTGCGGACCCTTGGATTAAGTTATTCAGTGCCTTTCGTTCCATGTTAAGGCCGGGGGGATAGTGGATATGCCGACCAAGTAATGTCCGAATATAACGACGATTCCAGGCGACTCGTTCAACTCTTTCCTTAATGTCATTCAAGAACGGAACCTTGCGATTGAATTCTTCCAGAAAAGCCCGGCCTTCGGGACCGGCCACTTCTCGCTCAGCTCCACGTATGTTAATTATTTCTGTTGCGAAGCCACAAGACCGACACATTTTTGCCTGTCCCATACCATAAGTCAGCCCCAGAAAAACAGCTTTTGCCCGCTTACGAAGCTTTGCAAACTTCTCTGGGTCATCGTCTTTCTTAATACCGAACGCCATTTCGGTTGTCATATCATGCCAATCATAACCGGCGAAAAATTTGTCGATGGCCGCTTGCGTTCCTGGACATCCGGCTATGTGTGCAAAGTGAACGAACAGCCGAGGCTCTTGTTGTGAGTAATCACAAGCAGCCCACCTTCCACCTTCGTCCGGCAGATAGATCGCCCGCCACATTTTGCCCAGCACTGGGTGACGTGATGGTTGCTGTTGTAGGTTGGGATCACAAGATGAAAGACGCCCAGGCCCAGCACCTTTGACCTCGTCACTATTATCATCTTGACGCCGGAGCTGATTGAATGTACAATGAATTCGACCGTTGACCGCGTGATCTCTGATCGACCTCACAAACGTGTTGCGAACCTTATTATACGCACGAGCTTCGAGTATCGAATTGACTACAGGATGATCGGCGTTAGGAAGTAAGAATTCCTTTTTGACTGACGGCTGTCCATCTGGGAATTTGTCTGATGGTTCGGTCCAGCCGTAAGGAATTTGTGCTACATTACAAGCCTTAATGACTAACTTTGTTTTATTGATCTCATCGACTTGAATTCTTACTCCGGTTTTATCATAGATCACCTGTAGAAATTCTTGTTCCTTTTCAATGGTAAACTTCTCTACCTTAGAAAGTTGATCGAAGTCGATGCGAATTCCACGTCGTCTCATCTTCACAAGGACAGGTGTCACTTGACACTCAAGATCGTAGATCTTCCAGAGATCGACATCATCAATGATCTTCTCTTGTTTCCGTAGGATTGCCAGCGGCAGCTCAGAGTCGTGTGCTCCGTATGCTCCAACGTAACGCCCAGGGAGTTGCCACAAATCTTTCTTTGGGTCAAGGCCGTAAGCCGAGGCCGCGTCACGCAGCATTGTCTCGTCTTTGCCTGGAAAGCCATACTTCTCAGCAAGTGTCTCCAGGCTATAAGAGAATTGATTCTCATCTATCAGCGGCTCAGCAACTTGTATGTCTTTGAACGAAGCTTGTCGGAACACGATGCCTTCTTCGGCCAGCCAGTCAAGATCGTATCCGATGTTTGCTCCGCAGAGTGTTCCGGTGAATGTTTTGGCTCGGTCTTTTAGATATTGGATGACCTTTGCCGCATCCATATTGTCACCACCCCTGTGACGCATTGGCAGATAGAACGATGGACCGTCTTCAATAGCAAAACTGATTCCGACAATATAGCTGTCTTTACGCCGGACGCCTGGACCGAGTCTCTTTAGGTCAACGTCTTTAGTCTCGCAGTCAATACCGACGCGGCCAGCTCCGTCCCAAGACGTAGGAAGGTCACTCAGTGACGGCGGACGCCAGTCACAGTCCGGTTTGAACATCGGCATTTGACCCTCGTAGTTTCTGTTTTTTCGACCCCTACCCATCATATTTGTTCAGGTTCGTTTTATTCACTTTAGGAAGATAACCATAGCGATTGCAGCGACTTATAATTCGTCCAACGATTGTAGCCCACCCATACTCCGCATGTCTAAAGTCAATTTTCATGCTGGCGAACAGCTCCAGCACACCGGCATACGCTGAGTCAATTGAGTTAAATGTGAAGCATTGAGGTAAACTATAAGGCTGCACAAGATTGTGTGTTATTTGGTCATCGAAGTCTGCCTCGCAATGTCCCTCATCATAGAACATGCAGTGCTCACATGAGAATAATGTTTGATGATTCTGAAATTTGATAGCTTCGCGTATCATCATCCGTATCATCTTCTTTTTCTTCGGATCTATTTTCACCGCACAACCACCCTCACTTCCTGGGCTGCTCGTGTCACGGCGGTATACATCCATTTATGGGCGTCACGCCCAAAGGAGCCACTCTCATCGAAGATCAGAACACGATCCCACTGTGATCCTTGTGACTTATGGACTGTCAATGCGTAGCCGTAGTCAAACTCCTGAGCTTCTTTTCTAATCCACCAGGGCAATGGCTTATCGTCTTGATCCATGAAGTAATGACGATGAGCTTCGACCGCCAGGAAGCCGGAGTTTGTTTCTGGATCTTTTATAATGAGATCGAGAAATTCATCGCCAATATCACAACATGATTCGACTTCCCAAATTCCGCCGTTAAGTAAACCCACTTCGTGATCGTTTCGCAGACAGACGAGCCTATCACCTGTCACTGGGATATTACTATAGCGTTTGAGAAGTCCACGTATTTTGTGGTTTGTGGCTTTCCGAGTTTTGTTTCGTCCCACGAGGATTTGGTCGTACTCCAAGACTTCTTCTGGAGTGACACTTCCCCAAGGAATGACCATTCCACCGTCAGGCTGTAGATACTCACGTTGTCGAACACGTGTTGCAAGTCCGATGATAGGATTGTCTTTTGCCTGACGGTGGATTTCGGTCAGCATGAAGTCGGGCTGAGCTTTGATGAAATACCCAGTGCCATACACAGGCGGCAATTGTGCTGGATCGCCCAGCACAAGGATCTTCGTTCCGAAGCTCATCAGGTCTTTCGCCATTTGCTCGTTCACCATAGAACATTCATCGACCACGACAAGATCGGCAGTTTGAACTGGGCTGTCTGGATTGAGAACGAACTTTGGAGAATTGAGCTTTTTGTGCTCGAATTCGATCTGCTTCTCCAATTTTTCGATCTCATCTTTATCGTCGGTATTTGCCAGCTCCAGCTCTAACTCTGTCAATTTAGCCCGGCTTCGCACCTTCGGGCAGTAAATCAACTGATGTATGGTGAATGCTTCGCAGCCCTTTTGCCGCAGGACGTATGCGGCTTTGCCTGTAAACGCACAGAAAAGGGTAGGCCCTGCCGCGACGTATTTCGCCAAGGTAGTTTTACCTGTACCGGCATAACCAAATAATCTGAATAGTTGTTGGTCGGATTTCATCCACCGGCTAATGGCATCTACAGCCTCTTGTTGTTGGTGCGATAGGTTCATATCACTTACTCATAGTAAGCGAATGAGCTGGGGCCGAAGCCCCAGCCCACCGTCAGAGGAGAGTGAGAGAGTCTTAGAACGGGGCATCTTCGTCGCTGTCATAGCTTTCGCCGCCCATATTGGCACCACTGTGATCGATCTTCGCCTTACCCTCGGCTACCTGATCCTTGAATTCCTTGCCCGCCAGGACAAAGACGTGGTCTGGGGGTAGGAGAGAATCTGCCGCTGAGCCATTGGCGAAGCTGAGCTTGAAATTGTGATAGGTGCCCTTCGCGTTCTTCTCACTAACGGTGCTAATCTTGAGAAGGAATGCGAACATCGGTGGACGGCCCTTGACTTGACGCATAGGCGTCATAATTGCCTTGTATGCCTTTATTTTGGTGCTGTTGAAAGAAATCATGCAAGGCGTTACAATTTCTCCTTCGTTCACGATAAGGCCATAGATGTAGAACGTCTCGACCAAGTCGTGAGGATGCCCGCTATCTACAGGCACAGTGTACTTGCCAAACTCTTTGGATGCAGCCTTTGCTTCCATGACGATGTCACTATCACACTCATGGATAGCGACGAAGCCACCACCATCGAGCTGACGATTTTTCCACTCAACAAACAAGTGCTGAGTGTAGCAGGGCACAAACGTGATGCCTTCCCTGCCGTCGAACAGCTCCTTCGAGGCTGTGTTGAGAAGATTGCCAGCTTTTGCACCTTCGATATACTCCGCCTCGGTCTCTTGGACCTGCGGGGACATCGCTTGGACGATTGCCAAGAACGGGATCGTAAAATCATCCTGTCCCGTGTTGTCCCAGCCGTCACCAGCCATGTCGCCATAGTCGAAGCGACCAGCGAGAGCGGTTTGGCCTTCGTTCTTGACGGCCAAGTCTGTTTCGGTCTTGTCTTTCTTGTTTGCCATATTCTGTGCTCCTCAAAAAATGATAATAGGTACGTACCGCTATTTGCTTGAGATTTCGACTACATCTACACAATGTACGCCGAAAATGTCCAGAGGTATTTCCTCTCCATCTTCTAATCGCTTTTTGACGAACGCCTTTACGGTTGAAGCGTGGACGTCCAACTCTACGCGGTTATTCGGCCAACCTTTTCCGATTAGCCGGAGAAGTGCTCTCACTTTTTCTTCTTTGGTCTTGTCGAAGTCGATGATGACACAACGCTTGACCATTCCACCTTGACCATTCTCATCAAGCCATGCGATTGCTTTGGGCTTACGATCCTTCGAGATATTTGTGTGTACGCGGTTCTTCATTTTCAAAGGAAGTCCGCTTTTTGTTCTTAGCTCAGACATGCCTACTTCATTGAACAACTCAGGCAGTTGTTCCTCAGCGATTTGTCTGTGATTTTCTTTGAGTTTTTTTAGTTTCAGCTCTTGTTTAGCTATCTGCTTATTAAGGTTGTGCATTTCATCAGCAAGCTTTGAAATCTTACCAAGCACATCCTCTTGATTTGTGGCTGCGTCTTCCTCGAATGCTGAATAATCATACGGTGCTTTGCTCATCTTTATATCTCCTCAACTCTCATAATATATGTAAAGTATACTATATTATGAGATCGAAGTCAATAGGAAAATCGAAATTTTTTCAAATAACATTATAGGACTCAAGCCACTTTCTGATCCTACCATCGATCACTTTCGAGGCGTTGTCAAACTTGAACCGCAGGGCATCTATGATGTCAACATCTTTTGTGCCGTCCGCCACGAGGTCGATATAGTGTACGTGGTCTTCTTGCCCAGCTCGGTGATTGCGGTCTTCGCTCTGGTGACGCTCTTTCATCTTGTAGCTGTTGCTATAATAAATTGTCGTCTTCGCCTCATTCAGCGTATGTCCCTCACCCATACTCTCAGGTGTGGCAACAATGAATTGCGTTTTATCGATAGGGTCTTTCTTGAATTTCAGTTTGTTCTCTTCGCGTTCATCTTCATCGACTGTACCATCCCACCGGACAGCTCCACCGAGATTGTACTTGCCTTTTCTCTCGTTCAGCATGTCGCAAATCAGGTCAATATCTTTGATGAATCTTGCCCAGATGATTGCTTTGTGAGGCAAGTCTTGGGTGATTTCACCGAGTGCCTGGAGACGTGGGTTTTTGTCTTCAATCATAACACACTCATTCTCATCGCCAGTCGGCAGATACCCACAGGCGATTTGCTGGAGACGGAGAAGCCGTGTGATTGCCAGCGGCGTGAAGACCATCTCTTCATTGAAGCAGGTGAAGAAATCGTCTTCAATCTCTTTATAGAGTTGCCACTGCTTCGGCGTCATCTCAAAGCCAGCGTATGAATATAACTTTGCCGGAAGGTCCAACACATCTTCCTTCAACACTCGTGAAGAAATCATCTCGACCAACTGCGTCAAAATTTCCAGGTTCTTGTAGCCGACACACACATCATACTCACGATCCTGTTTTCCGTTATAACCTTTTTCCCAAATGCCGAAAAAGGTCTTGAAGCACTGAAAGCTACCGAGACCATACGGCGTGTCACTCCAAAACTTCTTATTCAGAAATCGGAGCTGAGTATAGATGTCGAACGGCGTATTGGTGATGGGTGTACCACACAATGTTCGTTTATATTCCGCATAATCGCCGGATGCGAGAATTGTCCTGGTAATTTTCGCCGAAGGTGTCTTGAATCGGTTCGACTCGTCACCGACATAGAGACATTTCCGCTTTGTCAAGAATTGTTTCGCCAGCTTCTTTCCAGCATCGGTCTTGATTCCTGGGTATGACATTGTGAGAATCGGCATGTAACCTGAACCTGCATTCAACACCGCAGCACATTCAGCTTGGTGCTTTTTTGTTTTTGCTCGCTTCGTACTAAAAGCAATCGGAGCATGAGGTAGGTTGAAGTGGTCCGGTATCTCATAATTGACCCAGTTGGTGTGAAGCCCAGGCGGGGCGACGACGAATAGGGCATCGATCTTGCCTGCTTTATATAGTTCCTCCGCCGTTGCCAAGGCCAGCCATGTTTTGCCAGTTCCTTGCTCCCAATGAATTGCTCGAATTCGGTCGTGAGCGTGTTGCTCCAATTCTTCTTTTTGTTTGATATGTAATGGAGTCGTTTTCATGCGTACACCTTTGCATTTAGGATTGTCTGCACTGTTCCATCTTCCTCTACTACGAAGATGTAATTGCCCAGCTCTCTGAAATCAAAAGGCAAGGCAAATACACCATCTTCTAACTTGAACAGCGGCAAGGTAATGACATCGGCGTGGGTCGCAGAGTGCCGGGGACCATAGACCCGCGTCACAACCGACGCGGCGTCTGGGTCTATGGCGGCATAAGCTAACTTATCAGGCCCCGGCCTGTACGTATCGCGGAGAAACTTCATTATCCAAAATGTCCCCCACCACCGATTGTGGCTGTGTTTGCCAAGATTGCTGCCAAGACAAGGTCTTGAGCATCTATCTTGCCGTCGATGACGCCGAGGACGCCGCCGACTGATTCGACTGAGTGACTGCCGATGATGAATTGTTTTGTGATATCCAGTCCGGCGTCATCAAGAAATTGGACTCGCCACGTGCCTGCCACATCAGGTACAAACGAACCCACCACAATCTTTGTTCCGAAAATCTGAGTCAGGCCGGACCCGATAGTTAGTGTGGACTCAATAGCGTTTGCCTCATCATAAATAATTGCAATCGGGTTATCACTTGCAGGATCGCCGCTGATCCTGGAGCTAAAGGGCACAGTGTCCCCAACTTTCCACTTCTCCATTTTTAAGCTCCTTTCAAGGAATAGTAGAGTAACAATATCAACCATACAGAATTCATCGCGGTGATGAAGTAGGTTGCACGCAAGCTCCAACGCTGTTGAATTGACCTATAGTAGTATAGGTTCCAGTAACCCCACAGCGTAAAGAAGGCTACCGTTAGTGGTGACACTCCGGCAACCGACTTATCCTGAACGATGCGGGCAATATGAAACAGAGTAAAGAACCCACCCAATATCTCGAACCCACTGTTGATTTTGTCACTTCTCTTCTGGGTCTTTCGGTCCATTCCAGCCTCGCTTTCGTGCACTTGCCCAAGCAGTTTGAATCCGAGCGTTGTATTGTCGTGGAGTGATGAGACCCAAGGAGCGGTCAAACCTGAGACCTCTGACTTCCCAAGGAATACCGCTTGGCCGGGTTGCGTCACCCTTGCCGTAGTCTGTTTGCCGCCTCATGCTCTGTACTTTCCTTTCCAGACGGTGATAATAGTACGCTTGCCGTTGGGATATGTCACGATGTGCGAGTGTGACCAACTTGACGGCCCTCTGGTGTACCAGACATCAGACTTAATGTCACACGATACACCGGCAACGTAAAGACCATCATAGATTCCAGCTTTATGTAAATGACCGACGTTGGCTTTGCGTCCCATCTTACTTAGGTTAGATGGATTGCCTCTTGCTCCATCAGGGCCGAGAGAGCCGTGCATACCACACTCGATCTTGGCGTCTGTAATCAACATACTTTCATCTTCACGCAGGAATGTTGCCACGTGATCTTCAAGACCTAACATCTGGCAAGCATACTCCAGGACATGAAATTCTCGACAGAACGGGTTACGCTCCATAGCTTCGTACAGAGCGGCGTTGAGTTTCAGCCAAATCAAAGCGTTCTTCGGATCGTCCAACCCTTCGCGGTTGTCCAACCAACGCTCGACCCAGGGCCGGTCGTGGTTAGAGTCTATTACGTAGGTTTTACAAAAGTCACGATACATGCTGCGAAGATGTAGGTTACATTCCGAGAATTCTTTCTTGAGGTCATTCCACCCACCAGACCGGATATGGTTGCGAAACCGCTGATGTAGTGACTTCCGAATCCATCGGTTTGTCACCGACCCAGCCATTATGTCGTGGACGAATTGAAATTTGGGGCGTAGCTCATCCAACATACGCTGAGAGCATTTATTGACACTTTCATCCAGGAGCATTAAGGCGTGAGAATCACCCCATGTAATAGCCTCGACACGATCATTCTCATACACGATGCCGCCCTCAACAACTACATCAAGATCGTAGATTGTGCCGTCGTTTGTGGCATTCAATTGGCGTAACCACCAGTTGCCGTTGCTATCAACTTCGACAATCACGGCACCGTAGCAGTGATGAAATTCGGCCTTGAGTCCCTCACGCTTTTGAATGTAATTCCGTTGAGTGATAGTCCCGGTTGTGTAGTTGAATTTCGTGTTTTCTTTTCGTCCGGTCGGAATAGACTCCATCGCCATCTTAACTTGCGGAAAGATAGCACTGGACCGGCCCGTGTAAGACTCGAAGCCAGTCAGCGGTCGAACCGCCGTAGGAAGAATGTTCATCTCACCGCACCAATACAGATTGTTAGCGATAAGGTGACGTTTGTCCACAATGTACGGCACAACTTTTTGGTCGTACCAGAGTGTAGTCTGTTTGCTTTTGGCTTTGCCTCGCTTGACAGATAGCTTGCCGAAGGCGTTCTGATTGTAGGTGAATGTCCCCACCATGAGCTGAGCATCATAGTAGTCCGCCAAGGCCAATAGGCTGCTCCACACCGGAGTGTGGACGTGCGTGTTGTTCTGAGCTGAGGTCAGAATATATCGCTTTATCTCACCCGCTTTGGGCCGCGAACACACTACCGCTTTAATTCCGTGGACACTTCCATCAGCTAACTTTTTGGTCCGGTCGATTCCTGCTTTCTTTAGGTGGTGGTAGATTGCAGCTCTGCCGACGCCTAAGCTCTTGGCCGTCTTTCCGATGTTACCGCCATAATTTTGATACGCGGCAACTACGTGTTCCGTCGTTACTTTAGACATGTTGCTCCTTTCTACTTCTCGCTGGGTGATTTGCTATTCTAATCCACTTATCAAGCATACGGGCCACATAGGAAACAGCCTTACCGCTATAGAATAACTGGTCTTGCTTATTCCAAGGTCGAGGGACAAGAATACCAGCTCCACCAGCTCTGATAAATTGTTCGATGTTTTCTTGGCAATCATCAACAAGCAATGTATTAAAATCCACCGCAAAGACTTCTTTGGGCACAAGTGACGGCACTACTCGGTCATAGAGTTGGGGAATATTATTCTCAAACCAAATCATTTTGCCGGTATAGGCCCCACTATTACGCATTGGCTTAGTTAGGACAACTATTTCGTGTGGTTTGAATCGGTCCAACACAGCCTTTAGAATGTCACGACCATCTTCCATCCAATCCAAATTAGCCCAGAAGTTGATGTCACAAAGTTTATCTGCTTCTTCTCTGGAAGTCCCTGCGGCTTCAAACATGTCGTATGTCCAGCCTTCCGGCCAATTATATGTGCCAGGATAATCGTAGCCTACTTTCTTACAAATCCCAGCGACGAAATCGGTTAGCACTTGGTCACAATCGAGATATACTATGTGTTTTCTCATATCCTCTCCTACTACGACTGGATACAGCCGGGCACACGAAGCGGACGGTCATCAATCCAATTACCCATGACCTGACAATCGAGCAGCACTTGCATACTCGACAACGCCTTCGTCAAGTGAGATAGACCACTATCCTTGTCCACCTGCGTTCCTTCAATGAAGTCACCAAAATGTCGGATCGTTGCATCATAGTACACGGCTGCTCTGACCCCAACAGCTCGGTAGTTGTGTCGGCCATACTTGCGACCACCCTCCATCATACCCAGAGCTATTTCGAGGATAACTTGCCAGGGCAGAATGTGGAAGGGTATCTCGGCATCAATGGTGATTGGTACTTGGAAGCCGACTGTGCCTGCCGGTAGCTGCGTGTAAGGCTCTACGCACTTCGGCAGCTTTTCAATGATTTGTTCTGCGAATACATTCAGCTTTTTGACGTGAAGACCTTCGATGCCGACGCGGTCGTCCACCAACCTATGCTCAAGCTCAGCGTGACGTAACACAACTCCGTGAGCCATTGCACGAGCTAACTTTGGAGTACTGTCGTCGTCTCCGATTCCTTCCCAGAACAGCATCAGGTTCGCTATGGCTGCGTCGAAGTGTACACTTGCATGAACATTGCATTCGTGACAATCATCAAGACCTTCGTCCTGCATTGCCAGAGCAACCAACGCGACCGAGTGACTACTGAGGCAGCTCATCGGCACTTTCTTTATGCCGATAGCGTCTTTCGGGTTCGTAGCTTTCACCATTTCTGTTTTCTTACTTTTCTTTTTCATTCACGTTCCTCTCAGAGAGTATAGAATATGTCCGCAACGATTGCGGTCTGTGGTGTCAACACTTTGGCTTTCACTCTCACTCACTCTCCTAATTGTCTGTTACTTGCCGATAGCCTTTCCGATAGCCAGCAGGACTCCCCCAGCGACTGCTATCGTAATTAAACCTATCATGGTCATCACGGCTTTTGTTCCGCAGGCTTGTGTCAAATGACGAAGAGAACGCAAGAAGTGCATATCTTCTTGGGCAGAGATTGGGTCCGATAAATCAAAACCAAGTTTCGTCAGGGTGCATTCCACGGCTTGCTCAATCATCTGTTTTTCTTTATCGTCCATCATTCAACACCTTACCTTTGTTCCTTCATTTCAACATATTATAAAGTATACACTTTTGAGCACCTTTTGTCAAGCAAAAATTAAAATTCCAAAGCCATTTTCACTGCTTGTTGGACTATCCACAGTCAGTAAAATTTCATCTGAGGAGCTGGAATCTAAGTGTCGAACATCAATATTATCTCCCGCAGTTACGCCAGTTAGATTTCCTGATGAATTTCCGGCTACGATCACTTGTTGCCATGATCCGCCGTTTATTCGAGCTTCAACATCCCCAGAAAGTGTTGCAGTTCCGATGGAGAATGCGTAAGTACCTGAGTCAGGAACATTTGTCCACGTATATGGACAAGCAGTTGATGGGCTACACACCCCAAACCAGTGATCGTCATCAAATGAAGATGCCTGAACTGAGGCAGTGTGGAAGACCTCCTGAGTGGAGTCGTAATCTACTGAATTGTATGTGTGCTTTGTATCAAGTGACATAGTTAGTGACGTTGGAAGTCCATCAAGGTAACGTAATATCTTCTCTAATGTCATTGTCACCGTAGCAGCCCCGGCGTTCCAATCGCCGGTGTATTTTAGAGTAGATCCTTCCCACAGTTTTAATCTGTATTTAGTATTGTTATTTGCTGGAAAATCTCCGTTGATGGTGCTTGCGTCAGTAGAGTGCTGAGACTCCTCATTGAAAATACGATAATCCCGTCGATTGAACGTAACCACAACATCTGAGGTAATATCTACACTTGTCGGGTAGCCGGAAGAATTCCACTCCATGAATGTCGGCGGATATGGTCGTCTCGGACGATAATCTAATTTAAGTTCGAGGATTGTAATTCCTGGATCGTTCTCAGCAATCTGATTTCCGAATTGATCGTATGGCAATAGTTTCATGTCCACGTAATAATCATTCTCAAAGAAGATTGTCGGGACGTCATTCTTTGTCGATAGAAACCACACCTTGTCGCCATCCGTATGCACCGCTTGGGCTGTATCACATAGCCCGCGAAGACACCCAGTGAATCGCAATCCACCAGTGATTATCGAGACCCCAGAGCAGGCGATAAGTTCATCGCCGATCATAAATAAGTTAAGTAGATACTCACCGACACCTATCTCTGGGAGAATAGATAGTAGAAATCCTGCATCAACACTATTGGCGTCCGTCATTACATCTATCTGCGTATCATCTTGATCCACATCACCATCTAAAAAACCTGTCCATATCACTGATGATACAGTACCAGCAGATGTATAATTTCCTGATACCGGATAGCTGGCGGCACTTCGATGAAGTAATTCAAAACCAGCTTCTTCACGGCCTTGGGATTCTCCAGCCACAAAAATTTGACCTTCTGAGCTATCATCTTGTCGTCGCTGAATCGCGTACGGAAGTTCAAATGCAAATTGGTCTGTTGCCGGAAACGGGGTTAGGCCCGTGTCGGGAACATTCCACTGAGATATATCTGCATCAGAAAACGATGCTGCTCGCCATGAAAAAATATCCTGCACAGCATCTATCAGTATGTGAGGATCGTCCATACTACCAAAATCAATCTTTGTTATTCTAAAAGGTATGTCCGCGACACTGAATTTTTTAAAAGTATAGGTTAATAAAAATACTTCTCCTCTGTACGAATCCCAGAATGATCTATCCGCCTTAAATCTTGCTTTTGCCAGTGGATAACTACTCTCTCGCAACTCTCTCCAGGCAATCTTATTGGCTAAAGAGTCATCCCGAATGCCGACATAACTATAGATAGCAGGCACACGTCGTGCTTGTACCTGCATATTCGCCGCGTCCTGAGCCTGAGCAAATCCATCAGTATAATCGTTCGATCTTCGCTTGTATTGAATTCGGATAGAATTGATCGTACCCTCCCAACTGCCTCGTGAAAGTTCAATCATTTCTACAACAGTTGATTCATTAGCAACTTTCAGTCCAGAAGTAGAATACCCACCACGTATCAAAACACATTTCCACTTCCCCGTTTCTGGGTCTACTCTGAAATGTCCATTGATTTGTTTTTCAACTTCCTTCCTAATATTAACTATACTGGTTTGGTTAGCCAGTACAAGAGATATTCCATTGCCTTCATTGAATAGCGTTATTGCCGCAGTTATCCAGTCTGCCGTGTCTATTTCACTTGTGGAGTATCCATCGCCCCACTCTGTATTAGTGAACACTTCATACATAAGTTCCATAGGGTTACAATCGAATATATTGACTGCCGAGTATGCTCCGGCAGTAAGCCCAGTGGGGATGCGTTGGACTTCAAATGACCAGGGTAATATTCTCGTGCTGGTGCCAACATACCCACCCTTCCAAACGCCGTAACAGAGTCCACGGTAGGCCGGACAGGGACTTTGGTGTGTCGCAAGATATGGATCTTGTGATTGTGTAGTTGACCCGGTGTAAAATTGAAATGTCCCCTTCACCCCGTATTTATTCAACTCAATCTCACCATCAGTTGCTTGTGTGCCTTGCCACACTAAATTTTCTCCAACATATATAGCCTTTAAGACCGCAGGCCCCTGGCAAATTCCCATTTGAAATCCAATGTAGTATTGCCATCCAGTAATCATGTACTTGTCACTATGAAATAATCCACCATGAATTTTCTTTTTTATGGGGTAGGCTCGATAGTCACCATACCAAATAACGTTTGGCCCTTTAATTAAATCAGTTCCCCATTGAAGAGGGATAACACGACCTTCTGTGGCTGTTGGAAAATCAAAATCGTTCAAGGACGCTGGTCGAGCATGTTCAATCTCTGGATCAGGCGTGAGAAGTTGACTTAACACAAAAGTGCCAACCCACAGTGCGAGTGTCAAAAAGAAAGCCATTATCTTATTCCTGTCACAAAAATATTTTTTGTTGGCACGTAAGGACATCCACCAAAATTTATTTCGTTACTAAACTTAGAATTGCAAGTGGCAATTGTGTGATCGCAACCGGCGTAAACTGATACATCTTCACCAAGAACGTCTTCGTGGAATGGGAGTACAAGGATAAGATCATTTCCGTCTTGTTCAAGAATGAGTCTATAATCAAGAGTTCCAAAGCATACATACCCACCAGTGGCCCAGCCATCCCCTTTTGAACTCTCCAACCCACTGATTGTGACCACGTTTGAACTTACAGCTATAACCGTATCTGTATACACAAATGCTCCAGCAGAAATTTGGCATTTTGTATCAAACAACACGTTGTTACACATTGATTGAAATGTCCGATCTGGAAGCAATTTATTAAATGCTTTACTGATCGGCACTACAGAGAGCGAAGCCTGTGCTGTGTCTTTGCTGAATGCGACAGATCTGATTGCTCCCTTATATAGAAATCGGACATCAGCAGGATCGGCACGATGAAACTGGTATAGGGTTAATATGGCAGTTTTTCCTGGTGATATATCTTTGAATAATAGCGGAAATTCATGGTCGCCTGGAAGAAAGACTTCTAAGTATTCTTGGTCAAGAGTTATTTTTCCTCGATGTATCTTAGCACGATAATATGTATCACCTGCATGAGTGATAGTCACTTCGGAAGATGAGTGCATTCTATATACAACACTACCAAGCGTAATAGTATATAGCTCTACTTTGCTGCCGCCAGCGATTGATTCTTCATACGTTTCAAAACTCATACGTTATCTATTTCCTTCAAGGGCACTATACATTCAGCACAACCTAACCCATTATAATGTATTATAGTGATGTCGTCAACATCTAATCTGACTTTTTCGAGAAATTCTACACGCTTTATATCATCAGGCGTATAAGTTGTGGGCCACGTATCATCTAACGTAAGTTGTTCCTCTATCTCACTCAAAACAGCACTGTTTTGTATAGTTCTTACCAGGATTGAGTCATCTGTAAAATGAATTCGGATAGTCGATTTAGGCCAACGATTTCTTGCATTGAACGTATATCCAACACGCTGTATCGTCATTATCGACGTTCCAATCTGTAAGTTCTGAGTGACTGTCAAATCTTTCCAGAATGTCGGAATATAGAATCCTACTTGTCTGCCCTTGAGATAGTGTAGAAGTTGCCTTAATTCCCATAGCTCTTGCCTGGAATTGGTCTTCCAACCCTTCTTACTGAATCGTTTAGCGTGATCCCATGCAGATTCCTGCGTACGAAGCCCAGTAAGGTTGTCAATGACGAAGATTTTGGTTCGGATTGCTTCCGCGAGTTGTCCACCTTCCATAAGGTTCGGACCATCCATGAACGGCTCACCGTTGTATGTGCTCCAGGCCGCAGCCGAGGCGATATCATTCACTTCTGGGTCCACGTGGATTCTCATGTTGAAATATTGTTGATTCATGGGGTATTTTAGAGAGGCAGTTGCTGCTTCGATATAGGCAGTTAGTAGTGGTATTACCTGTGCTTTAGCTGAGAAGTTATGGCTCAGCTCTGATTCAAATGTTATAGAAGTCCCGGTCATGGACTCAATCTTTAAAGCATCATACGTATATTCATCATCAATCACTATGGCATATCCACCGACGTAAAAATTAGCGTAGTCGGTCGTATTGACATTCACGGTGACTTCCCCAGCGGAGTGTGCACTGGACAAAAACGCCGGTTCATGCCACGCTGGATAAGCTATAACTTTAGCCTGTCGGTCGAATAAAAGTAACTCTATCAATTGCTGACCATCTTTGTACGTGGCCTCAAACATAGTACGTGGATATTTTCTGTTTGCTATTCTTTGTTCTGAACCGTCCACCTTTTCGATTATTTTTGTACTAAATAACAAATGTTCTCGAAGTGGTGCTTCTGGTCGTATTGGAAATAGAACAATACGAGATCCAACGATATATATCGTATAATCTCCAACGGTGGTGTGGAGAGTGTACGAAGCATCTATCTGCAAATCTCCAACAGTTTTAACTGTTAGTGAAAATAGTAAACTTTTTTGTGACTCAATATCAAACGGCGTTGCTGGAACCCCAGACACCTCAATACCATACCCAAGATCGTTCGTTATGGATGTTACTGTGATAGCGTTGTTCCGGTCTGCGTTGTATAGATCGCAGTCAATGACCTGATCTGAAACCAAATTCCCAAGATCTTGAATAACACGCGGAAGTAAATGAGCAAGCTCATACCAGTGAAACTCCCAAGAATTTATTTTCCCAGCCACAGCGAACATATTGCTATCTTGAGACTGTTGAATTTCGTTTGTATAATCTCCAGTACCAAGCAATTCAACCACTATCTCAGGTCGTGGATTATTCCAATTATCCGCTGAACCTTGATCGCATCCTGAGTCCCAGCCTGGAATTATCAATGATAGATTATTTCCAAAAATTCGACCATGTTCTTCTGTGTTAGATACATCTATATCACTTATCTCTATTGAGCCTACACCAGAAACATCTGCTTCTGTATCAACATCAATACTAAAATCAGAAACAACAAGGCTTCCAGCCCCTGAGATAATAATATCAGTTGCGGCAAAACTTTTTGGATCAGTTTGAGATGCACCGATGTTAAATCGCCACTCACCATCGTCTGTGTCACTCTGAAAAGCACCTATATTTATTTTATAGTCAGCCATTATGGAAGTCCGACTGCTGAGCCAAGTTTTATACCTGCATTAAATGCCGGGCTTGTTGCTGCCAACGTAAAATCATCGTTTGATGGATCTGTCAATAGCGGATTTGAAGTTAAACTGTTTGGGCCAGCAACATTTCCACCACTTCGCTGAGTAGTGTTATTATATAAAATATTATTGTCATCATAACAATGTTCTGCCGCCGTAAGACCTGTCGTACAATCTTGGATTATTGTGTTTATAATACTACAACTTGTTTGAGTGCTGAATGTCACTCCGGTACCGCAGCTATAAACTACACAATTACCAACATGACTTCCATACACAAGAGAAATACCAGTTGTGGAACAATTACTCACTATGCAGTGATTAAGAATGCTGCTATAGGAACCAGCACCAGAGTACATAATCCCATAACTTGAATCATGTGCCCAACAATGTTGAACGATCATTCCGTAATTTGCCAATTTAAGGGCGGTTCCCCCAGTGCAAATAAACTCTGATTGGAATATCTTTGCATGAGTACTGCTTGGAGCGAACGCAGTTGCTCCAGAATATCCTGATCTCGATATTTTACATCCCCGCATGACAAAGCTTAAACCAGATGCAAACATCGCGGTTAAGTTGGAACTTGAGTAGGTATTATCAATTCGTATAAACTCTACTCGGCCATACCCACCTGTCCAGTTTATATACGCCGCAGTATTGCCAAGATCAATCAATGGTCTATTGGTGCCCTCTGGACAATCATTCCTGGTAGAATTGTAGCCGAAGATCCTAAGATATGAAGCTCCGATTGTTAAAACACTTGAGCCGAGCGAACTATATGTACCTGCGGCTACATGCAGTACATTATAGTTTGATTTGTTTGTTGTATTAAAAAAGGTTGTCCATAATGTAGCATCAAGATCCCACGCTCCACCAATATTGCAAGTTCCGCCAGTAGCACTCGCTCCACAGCTTCGATCTATAGTGATATTGTTTGTATCTGTGTATCCAACAATCTGATACCAACCAGTAGTAAAACCAGTGCCACTAATATAACAAACATTACCTTCCATCGCAGCAGTAAACCCGCCAGTTGCAGAGTAAATTCCAGTACCAGCACCATTAGACGCAATGTCCGTCAATGCAAGTTGAGCTGAATCTTGCTGACTATAATCAACTGATGTTCCTGGGTTAAGATCTTTAAACCCACCGCCGTTGGTTGGAGATCCTGTTGTGCGAACTTCCCAATCTGTGTTTACTGCTATACTCATAGTGCTACCTATCAATCAAGGTGTACTTGAAATTTTGTGGCTGCAATACTGATTTGAGTGCCATTGATAACCTCGATACTCTCCAGGCCCAAATCGGCGAGGGCCACACTGCCCAAGAAGTTGCCGCCTGAAATAGCATCAAAGATCCCGATGTGTGAGCAAGTGCCTTGATTGCCAGTGGCTTGCGGCCATGTCACGGCAGAATCGTTGGATACGTATTGATCGTCAACAGCAACACTCGTAAGTGTCCACGAACCAAATGCAACACGAGCATAACCTGATCCAGACAGCTCGGTAAAACTTGACTCACTGTGGGCACTTCCATATCCACAATACACTGTCTTGTTCGTGAATAGTAAATCAAGCAAATAATTCTCGCAATAATTTGAAAGACTCATATCATGTCACCTTCTTGTAAATGATTCCTGCGTTTTCGCTCTCTTGATTATTATTTCCAATATCAGATTTGCGAACCATCGGAAAAACAATCCACACATCAGATCCAACGGTTATTTCCTGTGCTGGGTCAATTCCTTCCATGTGAATATGCCCAATGTTGTGCATTCTACCCAGATAGTAGATTCCGTCAACTCCAGATGCTCCTCTATAATAAAAAACATCCATTGGGATTATCGGGATTAACCCATTTGCAAGGTCAGGCAAAAATCCACCGAATAACGGTAAATTCATTCCACATCGACAGCCGCCGCTCACTTTAATTCTCTGCACAGAAGATCTATCATTGCCGACCGCAGAATCGCTTAGATTGTAGTAAACTGAATGTCCCCATTTACCTGTTGCAACTTGACCAGGGAGACTTTCACAGTACAATGTGGCCCCAGAATCTGCGGCATATACATCATACGGAGAAACATTTGTTTGTAATAAACCATCTGCCAATACCGAATGACTGCTATGTTTTGGTTCGTCATAGGCGGCAAAAGCACTGGCAAAGTTCCAAAGGTGCCCTGCGGCCCAAGCACCGCCCGTCCACGTGCCTACCTTATCTATTTTCCCAAAACCAAAATGGCGATAAAGTCCAGGGGCAAATTCAAGAACGACATGAATATTATATGGATTTGTATAAGCAAAGAAATGATATGCTGTGAATGATCCATTTCCTATTTTCGATACTTGTCTACCATACTCTATTTGAGACGGTATTGTATCACTTCCATTGCCGCTATCATTGGCTTGGTTCCACGGTTGCTCTTGATACGTCGCAGAAAATCCTAACGCTTGATATATTGCTATAGTGTTAATAGCGTCCCATGCAAATGACACATATAGATTATCAACACTTCTGCTAAGCGATAGAAATTTCGTTGTGCCGTTATAATATTCCTCGGTATAGCCATTGGCCTGAGCAAACGTACTAAGTTTGTTCATCAAATCAGTTTGATCCGAAGCTGTTCCTGTTTGATACGCCATTGTTAATTCTCCTTTAGGACAAAGAAGAAATTTCTATTTGATTTATTGCAATTTTGAAAACATCTATATATGTCACTCCCTATATAGATACGATCTTCCGAGCTTAGTACACCATCTGGATTGATACAAAATACCCCTCGCATAGTGCCATACATTTTATCGGTTGACTCAGATACGATCATACATGGGATCAAAATAAACTCATCATTGATTCGTTTTAAAGCTAATTGAGCCGGAAGTATTACAGAATCTTCATTGAACAGTTGATTCCAATGCAGCACAGCACTATACCAATTATTTGGATCTGTAGGCGGAGTGTTTGTCACATGACCACATGGAGTTATTCCGAGTGCCCCCTCATACGGTGTAGCCACTCCCCCACTTTGAAACCAATTTAACACTTGTAATAGTGAACCATTTGGTGATCGCAACCATCCCGGTCCGGCATACGCGGTCGATCCACCCGTATCAGCCCCTGGGTTATTCATTCCAGCAAAATCAATACCGCCATACGTATAGGGTGACTTTCTCGCAATACAGCCCATTATTAGCTGAGGATAATTATACTCTCCACCAGTCATAAATGGATCTGGTGCACCGACGTACATATTCGGATATACCGAGGACACTTTAAACGCTGCAACGATGCGTTCATCCTGAATCGAAATCCAATAATAAACTGTTGCAGGACTCGCTCCACCCGATAGTGGAATATAGGTATCATCGCTCTGATCTTCAACACATGTAGCTCCTGGTTGATCTTCCCAGGGTGTTGATAGAGAATTGAATCCAGTGAATCCTGCCACTTGTATAAGATACGCAGTTTCTGGGGACGTCACTTTAAAACACTTAAATCCAACATACTGATCTGAATTAGTATTGTGGAGCATAAGATATTTCAACTCATCAGCAGATAATGTCCAAGTCATCGTGAGAGTTAGTCCGGTTCCTGTTCCACCCGATGTGGCTGCGGGATTACTTGGAGTTGTGGAGTAGTTCCCGCCAGTTTGTACCGATACAGATGTTGGAACTCCACCGGATACTGCGGTAATCTTCACAGTTGAAGCTTCTGTAAATGTTCCGCCAACTACTGTGACAATATCATTCAGAGTATACCCAGTACCGGCGACTTGAATCGCAGTTCCAGTGGCTTCATAAGCTTCATAATCAACTTTTGTTTCCCACGCTGTATCAGTATAAGTTGCCGTGAATTTAGCCCCCGTGCCTGAACCGCTCGACGTATTCTGGCTTACTGGGTTTGATGCTTGCACAGTATAGACTCCGGCGTCTGAAATATGTATTGCAGTTATAATGCCAGTGCCCGCTGTCCATGAGAAATCTATTGTGCATCCTGATCCAGTTCCGCCAGTCATTGTCACCGGATTTGACGGCTGAGAAGTACAGATGCCAGGATTGTTAATCTGTACGCTTGTAACTACTCCGCCAGATACTGTTAGCACTTCGATGATTGGCGTGACTATATATGTTCCTGTAGTCGGAGTTAAAAGATCCCCAACGGTATAGCCAGTTCCACCCGCGTTTACCGCTGCTCCACTGGCATAATCCCCAGAAGATACTCCCCGAACTTCGATCTCAGGCTCATGGTTTTTGGTGCCACCCGCCAGGGTGATTGTGTCACCAACTGCATAATTTAATCCACCATCATAAATAGTGGCCGCAGAAATGTGGTCATCCTTCGCCAAATTCTTTAAAGTATCTAAAAAATCCTGATAATCGGTTGCTGATCCTTTAAACCATGCCATTAGTAGCTCCCATCCTGAGCGGTTCTTATTGTATTTTGGATGAGCCTGTCACCCTCGGAACTATTCAAATATGAAGCAGCAGCAGCTTTCGCTTCTTCCTCAGAAGCAACATTTATAACAACAACATTTGGTGGTGCTTGTGGCACTACTGCGGCAGATGGAGTAACATGCCCTGGCTGGGCGGGTGTGAAGATCTCAGGTCTCTTTTCACCAACTAAATAAGATGTCCCTGGGGACACATGCCCACCGAGCTGTTTTCCACCGCCGATTAGTGAATTAACTACGGAAGAAACGGTCGTCGGAGCAGCCGCCGCTGTTGGCCCTGATGCAAATGATCCGAGTATTCCGCCCGCCCCCGCGAATTGATTAAATAATCCCATAAGAGCTTGACGTGCAAGTAATCTTGTTAAATCACCGAGCATTGAATCTACAAGAGATTTGAAATCTACTTTGCCCGTTTTAACAAAATTCACTAATGCGTCTTCGGCTCGGCTAAATGCATTTACAATAGTTTTTTCTGCTTGATTTGCAAAGTTGCTCATTTCAAGCGTCATTTGCATAAAGCCACGTTTGAAACCATCAACTACACCAGTTGCTGTTTCTAATGACTTTATTCTTAACTCAGTCATCTTTCGAGAATACATATCAAAATCAAACAATTGTTTATCTTGTGCTCGCTGAGACACAACATCCCACATGTCCCGCAGTTGTTCCATTTTGTTTACCAGCTCACCAGCATTGCCAGTCATTTCCTTAATAAGTTGACTCTGAATTGGTGTTGGAGACCATTGCTCCACTGGTGCAGTTATTACACCGCTTTCACGTGAGGCCGCTATACCTTTTGCTCGTTCAAATAATTCGGTAACTCCAGTCTCAATCAAATTCGACATTCCGAAGCCTCGCATAAATGCCTGACCAAGAGTTTCGCCTGCTGCTTTTATTTTAAATTTAGCTCCGGCCAATGAATCTTCACTGGCAGCATCTTCCAAATTTTGTCTTAGGAGTGCCCCAAAATTCTTAAATCCAGCAGCGTTCTCAAATGACAGTGCCGCCTGATCCGCAAATTGTTTCGCAACAGCTATATTACCTGCGAGAACTTGCTCCATTGAAGCAGCCAAAGCAATCATCCCAGACTTGACGTTAAGACCAAAGATTTTGAACATATCACCTGCGGTTTTAAACACGGCAACTATTGTATCAAGGATCTTCTCAAGTCCAGAAATGATCCCATTCCAAGCTAATTTTGCATAGCCAGGAATATCACCAAAGATTTTTTTAATGACCTGACCAATGCCAACAAAAACTCCAAGAAAATGATCGGTAAACGCCGAAAGATCTGTAAGAATACTTTCAAATGTCACTTTAAAATCAGCGTGGATGTCACTACCACTTATCAAATTTGAAATTCCCTCACGTAAAAGAGCATACGTTATTTTTGCTCTTTCACCAAGAGCTTTGAATGTATCAGCAAGTGTGGCTGATGAGTCACTTGCTATTTTGATCTTATCAGCATAGACAACCATCGCAACTGCACCAACCGCAAGAATAGATTTCAACATATTTGCCTTCAATAGGGATAAATTAAATAACTTCATCTGAGCCACAATTGAAATCAAATTCTTTAGATACACTGTTCCAAGTATAACACCTGCAATTGCTGCAAAACGACCAAATTGATCCATGTGATCTGCAACATAGAGTAATGCACGAGCAAAATTACTCGTTATTTGGTATCCTTGATCCATTTCACCAACAAATCTAACTATTGAGGATCTTAAAACAGTAATGCCTTGATCCACAGTTGGGATACGTTTCGCAAATCGCTCAGCTAAACTTTCCTCAGCTTCATTGAAGGCGGCGATAATTTCTTTTGCTGTTATTCGGCCCTGAAAACCAAGCTCTCGCAATTCACCACGAGTGACTCCGAAATGTTCTGAAATAACGTCGGTGACGACAGGAAGTTGCTCTAATGTAGCACGAAGTTCGTCGCCACGAAGTGCGTTAGAAGCTAATGCTTGAGAAAACTGAACCATGCCCCACTGAGCTTCGCGGGCGGTCACACCTGAAAGAATAATTGCATGGTTCAACTGCTTTGCAAATTTTGTCACCTTCTCCATGCCCATACCCATTTGCCGTGTATTGATCGCAATACGGGCATACATATCTACATTTGCTTCAAGAGAGGTACGAGTTTCACGACTCATTTTAAAGACAGATTCCATTGCTGCTCGTAATTCATATTGGCCGGAAGTAACAACACGAAGTCTGTTCAACATATTTGCATAGGCGTCGGCGAGCATGATCGTGTCTTTGATTACTTTCGCAGACACTAATCCACCGAGCACTGCTTTGAGTTTATTCATTTGATTCGTAGTGGCGTCACCAGCAGCACCAAGATCGGTAATATTCTTCTTGACGACGCGGGCACCGTCTTCACGAATTTCTATGAGCAGTAATTCTTTCTTATCAGCCACGTAACAACTTTCCCTTTCTCAGGATATCACGAGCGGCAGCAACACCAAAAATAGTCATGCCAGCTCGTGCCTGAGCAGATGTTCCATCATCCAAATCTGTTATATATGGTACTGGGTTCATAATGTAGATGTTACCTTTACCTACTTTCCAGTTTTTAATGATGTTTGTAGCGTCAATCAAAGCTTTAGTGGACGCAACATTTCTATTTGTCTCCCGGTCGGGCGTGTCAGGTGGATCTATCTCTTTTGAGCTGAGCTTATTAAGACCAATTCGCCAATTTATCCTGGCACGGCCTGTCTTTACCGGAGTCCGTAGCACAACCTCTCTCGTCGCTGCCATTGCAGCTTCACGTATCGTCTTAGAGACGTTGTACATCAGCACGTCTCCAATTCTTTCTAATCGACTACCAAAGCTTCGTGCCATGCTGATATTATACCCGATAATGTCTGCGAAATCAAGCAGATTTTTCAGTTTTTCGAGCAATATGCTTCAAAAATGCTTCATCCATCATTCTGATATGATATCGAAGATCTTCAGACTCCTCATTAGTAAGACCCAGAAATTCGGCGTGCTCCTGGATGCACCACCAAGGTATCGGTCCAGGCCCCCAACCTTGTTGTCGGCATGTATTCAGCTCTATGAAGGCGTCAAAATATAGCTCCAGACCCACGAATAGGTCTGGAGCGTTCTGAATGCGTTCAGGGAGCGGTCTCTTTCGACGGTAACAATCAGCAATCATACGCTGTTCTACCTGCCCCAATTCAAGCCAATAGAGCAGGCAATCAATTAGTTTCCCGAATCGGCCTCTAAGATTTCGGCTCGGAAGATCGAGATATTGTCTGCGGTCTTCTGGATATCCGCGAACAGGTTAGGCTGTTCTCGCAAAACAGCTTCGACATTCTCCTGATTGAATGCTAATTCTACACCAGAATCCTCATCATTATGAGTGATGAGATCTTTTGTTATGCCACTCCAATCAAGAATGATTGACGCAGCATACGCCTTGATGAAAATGTGGTTCAGTGTTTCTTCGGATACGGCCTCAGTCTGAATCGCTCTGCGATGAGGTTTCGCAAGCCTGGACATGATCTTTGCAAACTTCTTGTTTGCTCCGCCAGCTCTTGCAACCTTTATCTCAATACCTGGGGCGTATTCGATTATGACACCTTCTTTTTCGACAGACTCGTCAGTCTCAAACATCTTTCGCAACGGATTGCTCATCTTCTATTCTCCAAAATAAAGGTTAAGGCCCTGGGACGTCCAGGGCCTATTGCTCTTTGTGTTACGCCGCAGCGTCAGGCAGATAGTCGTAGAATGACATCAACAGCGTGTGATCGTAGCCAGTGATTGCTCCGGTTCCGATTGCCGCTTCCTTCGACAGCGGAATTCTAATCGCCTCATTTTGGGCAACATTGAGTCTTCCATCGCCCAGGGCGAGCAGCGGAATATCGACTGTGATGCCAGCGTTCTCTTTGACAAGGTGCATGTCGAGAGTGACATCACTGTTGTCTCGGACAGCGGCGATTGAAGCGACATCTTGGAAGTAGGCCGTCAAATTGCCGGTCACTTCAAAGTTGCCGTGACTTGCATCGAACCCACCGAGTACGCCAATGGCCTTGTCCGGTGAGACGTTGTTGTTGATCGCAATACTCAGCTCCTCAGCATAAGCGAACAGCGGCGTCGGATTTTCATCCGTGTCACTGATGATAGCTAAATTGATTAGTGGAACGTTGGATGAAGTGTTGAACGCAGACTCCTCGATCAGCGAAATCCTGGTGCCGGACTTCACACCCTGAACACCTGTCCGATACTCTACATCCATTGCGACGAACGCAAGATCGACCATTGCTTTGTCGGCGGTCGGGATGTTAAGTGACAACTCATTGGGAACTGCACCGATGAGATACTCGCTCTGAATCTCAGTGGGAGACGCATCATCAGGAGCACCAAGCTGACGCTCAACATTGTAGGTCCGACGAACAATGTCAGTACCGACTTCGTTTTTGAGAACACGACCAAAGAAAATCTGGATCGTTTTACCGGTGCCGGTGTCCGCAGCCATATCAGCCTGACACTTATCGATGACAATCTCGTTCTGGGCGATTGAACGCACACGAGCGAAACCCATTCCGCTTGTGTCAAACTGCGTTGCCGCAGAGTCACCACCAATGTAGATGAATTCACCGGGGATAAGACCCAGCTCGGTGAGATCCTTCGTGGTTGTGGTCAGCTTCGGAAGCGATCCGGTCATATCGACCACGAGATCGCCGGAAGTGAATTGAAACCCTACTGTCACGAGCTTTGCCGCCGAAGGCGGAGTCTCATCGACAAGATCCTGACTCACCGTCAGTGACGTTGCCGCAGACGACACAACATTCTTGAGGCCGTTGTTGGCGGAGTTGGAGAAGCCGGAAGCAAACACGAGATCGTTTGCGTAAAACACATCCAGCCCACTCACTGCTTCATAGTCTTCGCCCGTGCCATCAACGTTGGTGATCTCACCAGCTCCACCGAATTCTACCTTTGGTCGAAGATCGGCGAAGAAGAATCCCTGCAAGATATCCTGGAGACCGGCCTGCACAAGGTCATGGTTGACCGATCCGGCAGCGTCCAGGTCAACAGTCTGACCTTTGCGAAGCTGTCTGTCGGTTCGGAAGGGGTTACGGGAGACTTTGCTGATCGATCCACCAAAGTCGGAGAACTCGTTCGCATCGAGAGGACGCCATACGGGAGTACCCGGCAGCGTCTTAATCGTCTGCTCCTCAGCATACGCTGTCTCCACAACATTTGAATTGATTTTGTTTACCGCTGCCATTTAACACACTCCTTATTGAATCAAGTCGTACTCGAATTCAGCGATTACGTCTACTCTATACCAGTTACCATCATCACCAACTTCATTAGCTGTTACTTCTGAAATCCAGATGTCACCATCAGGAAACTTCCGAAGTTGCTCTGCGAACGCCGCAGAGTAGATGTCACTCTTTGTCAAACCATCTTCTCGCGGAGTATGAATCTCCACAAAGATAAAACCATACTGAGTATGCTTTCCAGTGCCGTCCATGCGGCCAAGAGAAGCTCGCGTACCGGCTCTATGCCTCACTTGAATTCGCACCCACGATGTGTCACCGTCTTCAGGGGGCTGCAATTGGGTGTCATCATAGATTGCATAGAGAGATTGTGCGTCCACTATGGTTTTGAGCGGACTAAGAATCCTATCTCGTGCATCTGTACGCGACGCTATCATACCCTATATTTTACTGTTTTACCTTCAAAATGTAAAGCAAAATATCCGTTTCTTCGGTAATTTTTTTGAAACTTTCGACGTACCAGTCCGATCCGTCGATAGTATCAACGATTTTAGTGCCTTTGTGGATCTCAATGTTGCTCGCCGGGGCCACAAGCAGCCTTTGTTCTTGGCGTCTTATGTGATCTCCAGAGAGCTTGTTGGCCTCATGGCCGACAAAGATCCCTTTGGCAGAAACAGGGGTTCCGGGAGCATTCCCACGCCAGGGTTCAGCAGGATCAATTGGATCACCTGGAACAGTGATCCACATATTTCTGCCATCCTCATTTATCATTTCTGCAATCCACATCCAATCATCCGGTAAATCAATGTCGGCTTCCGTCACACCTGTTCCTGTGAGGACGCCTGTTAAAGTTGATACTCCCGACACTGTGCCAGTGAGTAATTTTATGACAAGTATATTTCCTTCGACAGATCCAGCCGCCTGAATACTTCCGGTCAACTTCTTGAGCACATCAAGCCCAGGAGAGGAGACTGCCGAGGTAGCTATAATCGAGCCGTTCAAGAACGCAAAGGTTGTTAGCTCAGCGTTAGCTCCAGATTGAGCTGCTACAGCTCCGGTTAATAGCTTAGCGACAACGATATCACCGTCTATTGCGGTCTGAGCTACCACAGTTCCAGTAAGCAGTTTGGTGACTTCGATGTCACCGCTTATACCGGATTGAGCAGTGATAGCTCCAGTTAGCTCAATTGTTCCACCTTCGACGGTAAGATCGCCGTCAGCAGTTGATTGAGCCGTTATGGTTCCATCCAACGCTACAGCTTTCTCGATATCACCATCAACAGTTGACTGGGCATCAATCGTACCAGTGACTTCTTTAGTGACTTCGATGTCACCACTTACACCGGATTGAGCCACAATGGTCCCAGTGAGCTGTACATCGAGAGTTATATCACCATCAACAGTTGACTGGGCATCAATCGTACCAGTAAGAAGTTTTTCAACATCAAGGTCAGCATCAGCAATTGATTGGGCGGCAATTGTTCCATCTAATGCTACAGCCTTTTCAATATCCCCACCCACTGTAGTTGTTGCGTTTACGGTTCCGTCCAACGATATGGCTTTTTCGATATCTCCAGACACACCTGATTGAGCTGCAATAGATCCAGTAAGTGCAATCAACACAGATAGCTCGCCAGTTAAATCTGATTGAGCTACAATAGATCCATCTATTTCTACTTGAACAGTAAGTTCACCATCAACTATAGATTGAGCCGCCGAAGATCCTGTAAGTAATTTTTCAATTTCGATGTCACCGGACACGACAGACTGAGCGTCGGTTGTACCAGTCAGAAGTTTCTCAACTTCGATGTCACCAGATACCGCAGATTGAGCGTCGATGGTTCCAGTGACTTCTTTAGTGACTTCGATGTCACCACTTACACCGGATTGAGCCGCAATGGTCCCAGTCAATGCCACTGTAACAACTAAATCACCGTCAACAATGGATTGAGCGTCAATAGTGCCTGTTATTTCTTTAGCAACTTCGATGTCACCACTTACACCGGATTGAGCGTCAATAGTGCCTGTTATTTCTTTAGTGACTTCGATGTCACCACTTACACCGGATTGAGCCGTAATGGTCCCAGTAAGTGCAATTGGCCCCGCAGCAGGTTCAAAAGCGACCATTACATAGGCTTCGTACCACCACATATCCTTGAGATTATCTTGACACATCATACCGACTTCTTGGTCATCAAATTCAGTTTGTGACCATGTTGATGCGTCATCATCCCATGAGGTAATCTGATATTGAGTGATCCAAGTCGGTGCTTTTAAATCATCTAATTCAACAGTTGAGCTACGACCAGATGTGTCACGACCGTACATATAATAAGCTGCCGTACCACCACCATCAGTTTCATAATAGAATAAAAAATTGACGGCGTGTATTATATCAGATCCACCAATGTTAGCAAGGTTGCCAGAACCACAATCATCTAAATCTACACTGAAATAATGAGCCGTGCCGTTAGCTTCTTCCCAGGCACCTTCATCTGTACTTGGTGGATCATCAGTTAATCGCACATAATTGGCATTATTTCCATTGTCACTACCACCAGTACGATCTTGCCACATGTTATTGCCGAGATCAACATCTATACCATTTGATGTTGGACGAGCAGCTAAAGTGAGAATGTTGCCGAGATCAGATGTGCTGTCTGTTCCATCATAAGCACAATCATCAAAATAAATATCACACGTTACCGGACCATAAGCACCCACCTCACCAGTACCAATACCAGCAGAAGCATTGTTGGAAAAACTACATTCTTCAACACCATTGAGGTAAGCTTTACAACCAGAAGCGGAACTGGCAGAAACTGAAATCCTATACCACGTACCGGTATTAAGTTGAGTTGGCCCAGTATCATCACCACCAGAATTAGATACTAATCTTAAATATCGAGAACTTGTTAGTTCTAACGCGGCTTCATTTGTAGATAAAGAACCACCAATAATAGTAATAGCATTAGTGATAGAATTTATATAAATCCATACAGAAATTCTATGATAAGTATTGGATGGCGGAGTAACATAAACAGCAGAACCAGCAGCATTACACCGCATCCCATAGTTTCCGGTGTTTGCATACGAAGCATTAAATGCTGGTGTCCCTGTAACAGAACTCCAAGCTTCTGCTCCACCAGTTTCAAAACCATCATGGAAGTTTAATGCCATATTATAACCACCAGTCTCCAACAATGGGACCAAGTTCACGATTTTGACATTTTACTGTAAAATCTAATGGAGCTTCGCTGTAAATATGTACTGCAATCCACATAGTGACTTCTATCACATTATCACCAGCTATCCATCGCCAGGATGGAAGATTACCTGGATCAGTATTGACTGGATGATCCTCTGGATAATCTGTAATAGGAAATGTATATGCAAACGGTGGTTGTACCTGAATCCACTCATTAAATTTAGCTTCCTTCTTCGCAAGATTTCCAGAAACACCAGCAAGACGTCCCTGGATATTAAGAGCTGACTCTGAAAATATAACGCCGTTCGACATAAGAATATATATGCCGTCTTGTTTATTTATCTCTCTAATCGGGGGCATGATTACCTCACAGATAAGAAAACGGCTCCCGATATACGCCGGGAGCCTTAATTTCAAAACATCTGTCCCAGCGATTAGTCGAGTGATACGTCAAGTGCTCCAGCCGCGAAGCTCGGCGTGTTGCCTGCCACGATTGCTTGGGGAGTGCCCAGAGAGCCGTGAGCGAGCATATTGCCGCCTGAGCTTGCATCGAACAACGCAAAGTGACTGACTGTGCCCCACGAGCCACTGGCCTGGGGGAATGTCACCGCGTTAGCATTGTCGATAGCTCCACCGCTGGACGCATTCCAGTCAACTGCGGCGGTCGTGACGCGAGCATAACCGTTGCCAGAAGGCTCAGCCAAGCCAGTGCCGTCATCGGTAGGGTCGGCGGTGCTCAAACCAACGTAGATCGTCGGGGCTGTGTAGGCACCCTTATTGAACACGTGATCCAGAATCTCGTCTTCCCAATAATTTCCAAAGCTTCCCATAATTTAACTCCTTCCCAAAGTTCGTCTTTGGGACATTAAAAGTTTCGTTGCTTTCATTTTCCCATCGGCCAGAGGATACTTCAACCACGCGATCTTACTGCCCGCAGCAAAAAACTCAATTTCTCGTTCAATCACATCGGCTTTTCTTCTATACCTCTTGACGTTTTGCCCAGAAGTGTCGATGTTTGACACCGGATACAGTGAGCCAGACAGTGCTGGCATTGCATACTCAGCACAAGCTTCTTTCAGCTCGTCTGGGTAGCCATAAACTTCCCAGCCAGTTTGCAGATCGTAGACACCAGATCGCGGGCATTCAGTGGATTGATCCGCGTCCTGCCGACTGCCCGCGAACGTCCATCTGGTGTCTATATAATCCGTTGCCCTGACAATCGCCTGTTCGATTTCCGTATCTGTAGCGGTGTACCCATTACCTCGATCATCGTGATAATCTTTGAATTCCTGTATAGTGATATATGCGTTAGCATCACTTGTAGGAGCATCAGGATCTTGTACTACGAAAGCCACTTCTCGATGACCTCACAAATTTCGTCTTTGGTTATTGTCGGATCTTCCATGAGTGTTGCCACATCCTTTACCTTTGGATGTGGGTTTGTATCCTGCTCAACCCACTTTTCCTTGTCGATGCAGTTGACAGCGGCTATGATTGCGGCCTGCCTATCACTTGGTTTTTCAACACCATCCTCAACATCAACTTCCTGTTGCTTGGTCATAACCGCCGAGTCATCTTCGCGGATAGCGTTGTTGTCTTTTCGTTCTGGTTCCACCACGGCTTGCACTGGCGTATCCAAGCCGGAGATCTGGACTTGATAGCCTCGCTGAAAATATCGAATCAATCCACCGAGCTGAGCCGGAGGCACGGAAATTTCGCAAACTCCATCTACGAATTGCCGTTTGTTCAACACAATCGTCTTGTCTTTAAGTCCACCTGTCAGGGTCATTCGGATTGTTTGCAGTTGCATTGCGTTCTCCTAAAAGAGAGGATATGTCCGAGGGATGTCACTCGGACATACCATCATCAACTTTGTTATTTGGTGCCGATTTCGTATTTCACTTCCGGCATACTGATATCAATCATAACAACAGCCAAAGCGTCGCCAGACGAACCCTCATGCGTGATCGTGCCAAACAACGACGCCAACTCAATCGCGGGGTTGTCCCAAGTCGTCGGTGGTAACAATGCGACTTCGACCGTATGATCGCCAAGACCATCGGTGGTCTCTGCAATCGTTAGATTCGGCGTTGCATACGCAGCACCTGCAATGCTTGCGGTAGCATTCAATGCCGTAACCAGCAACGCAGCAATCGCATCGAAATCTGCACTGGCCGCACCAGTAACTGTTACTCGTTCAACAACGTCACCACTTGTATCCTTAATGGTAATACGAGCACGCCAACCCTCAAGGTCCGTACCCTCGGTAAGTGCTGTAACAGTAGCACCAGACCAAGCACCATCGGTAGGAAGTCCCATCGCAGCTTTCAAGACTTGCTTCGCGTCGGCAACCGAATTGGCAACGACGATAGCTGAATTGATGCCATTACGAAGTGTGTGTCCGCCAGCACCATCTAAAACACAATGATAAATAGACATGAAAAACTCCTTCTTTACTTATAAGAGATTGATAAAATCAGACGAGGGAGTCCGAAAACTCCCTCAGCCTGTTTCATTCGAGCTTAGTCGAGGATGCCGTCAGCACCGGCCAAGGCCAGCTCACTGAACAAAGCCAAGCCACAGTACCACTTTATGCGGTAGATATGCTCGTCTTTGTCTTCGCTCTCACCAACATCAACAACGTGCAGACCGTAGGCATTGCGGGCCGTCAAGCCGAGTAAGCCAGTTTTCATATCGCCGTCATCAAAGCAACCGGCGAAGATCGTGGTGCAGTTGGTTCCAGCACCCTTCGTCTGATTGATCGGAATGTAGTCGTTCCGAAGAATCGGGACACCGGAGTACGCCGGAACGTTCTTGCCGCTGGGCAGCTCATAAACTTCCTGCATCGTGACACCGCCGAGTGCCCTGAGCAGAACTTTGTACGACCGGATAGTCCGAGCGTGCATGACGATGAAATCCACGTCGCCATCTTTGGCAACCACGAGATCAAGCATTTCGTCCAAGATGGTGAAGCTCAGGTTCGAGCCGTCCGCCCCAGTCGTGGCATACTGACCGGTCGCACAAAGGGACAACATCCCCTCGAACGAATTACCAGTGCCGTCGCCGTTGACGAGCTGATCCTGATAATCACGACCAGCACTTTTCGCCTTTGAAGCGATCTGGACATCGTTGACAGCCGAACGAGTGGCCTGAATCAAGCCATCGACCTCAGCATCGCCGAGGATTTTGGTCAGGGAGCTGGTCACTGCGGTGAAGGTTGCAGCAGCCTTCGCGGTGATTGTATCACCAACGGTAGCTCTCTGAATGTCACCAAGTGCGTTCTCGCGGTTGTAGGCCAGTGCGTTGCCGTCGATACCCTCGAACGGAAGCAACTGGAACATGTGGTTCACAGTGATGATGGACTCAATCAGACCCGACACAAGCGTGTCCTGAGCCAGTTTTGCGGATTCAGCAAGAGTAACAGATGCCATTTTTCGTCTCCTTTTTCGGGTTACGTTTCATCTTCAATCAGCACATTTGAAGACCATCGCGGTCCCGGTAAGAGTCGCTCTTGCCAAGTGCTATTCACTTTTCAACTATGGTATTATAACATTATCGGACCCGGAAGTCAATAAGAAATCCGGGTCCGATGAAAAATTTTTCTACTTTTTCGCGTTCAGCCCAGCGGTAATCTTCTGGGCTGGGGTCATCTTCGCCGTTGCGTCGGTCCTGCGGACGCCTACCGGCACGCGGGCAGTCTGTGCTCCGCCGCCCTGAACAGCCTGCTTTGAGGGGAAAAGCTGCTTGTAATCGGCCTGTTCTGACATTTCTGCCAGCAACTCATCAGGCCGCATCAGTTCCCCGGCACGTTCTGGCAGCTTTGAATAGCGAGCCTCGCCGTCGTTGCCGAGCACAACCACACGAACTTGGTCGTCAATTTGCTTGACAGCCATCTGCTTCCGTGCGAACGGAGCAACCAAGACCGGATTGAGGCCGGGCCACGTCTGAGCCGCCTGGGTCACAGACTGATCGAGCATATAGTTGTGGAGAGTCTCGTCTTTCGCGGAGATCTCTGCATCCTTGTCAGTGGTCAGCTTCTGGATCGCGGCAGTGTGCTCTTTTTGGATCTGCGAAATCCGCTCGGACACACTTCTCTGATTGTAATCTTTCTGCTCGGTCAACTCAGTGACCTTTTTCTCAACACCGGCAGCAATCTCCTCGATTGTCGTGCCATAAGCACTCAAAGCCGAAAGATCGGCAGTGTTGGTCTTCTTGGCCGCTTCAACATCGGCCCTTGCCGCTGTCAGTGACCTGTTAAGCCCAGAGATTGCGGCGACGGCGGCGGTGGTGACGGCGTCAGTCTTGAGATTGAACCCATCCTCGCCTTCGGCTTGCTCGTAGAAGGCTCGGAAGTTTTCCGGCACGCCGTCAAGCGTTGCCACTGTCCTGTTCTTGGTAAAATCAAACTTCATCTTCTTGCTCCTTATCAGGGTTACGGGTTGCGTTCGAGAAATTTACGAATTCCTCGGACAGTACACCACGACGTTGTAATTCTTTCAGATAGTCTTTTGTATCGATGCCTCCAATCTGCCACGTGTTGTATAGCGTCTGTAATTCCATCGCTTCGGGTGATGTGAATTCGGTAGGAACGGCTGCTTTACCTGTGTGGTCTTTGTTCATCCAAACAGACATCATCCACAACGCATAATTCATCGCATCATTGAACCGATAAACAACATCCTGAAGCGGTGACGTAGCTTCGGTCGTATCAAGATTTCTTGCAGAAGCAGATTCACGGTCAGGACGATCCTTCGTAAATTCAGCTCCGTAAGACTGCATCCTCTTTTCGAGGTCTGCAAGATCTTTACTTCCGGCTTCAATGGCAGCACCTTTGTGCTCAACATAGTAAAACTTCGCCTGGGGGTCGGGAGTGTATAACCACTCTTTAGGCCCTATCACAAGATGACCTTCCTCATCATCACCACCAGAACAAGCGAGCATTGGGAACCGGGCAACGGTTAGGATCGAAATTTGATCCGACATAGACTGCCAGTGACGTATATTTAGATCAGCAAGATCATCCAGTGGCGATCTTCCGATCATAAATGCTTGACGGTCAGCGTAGAATGTCACGAGTGGAATAAAGTCGATATCCATCCACCACGTTTCCATGACGATCCAGTTTTCTTTTTCATCCTGTTGATAGATGTCAACTCGCACTTTCTGAACAAAATTCGGCTCCTCATTAGAGCCAATGTTCACCATATCTAATTCAAGGACTCGAATTTGTGTGGTAATGACTTCTTCCCATCCAGCAAGTGTCACAACATCTTCTTGAATACGAATATGTGTCAATACTTCCTTACCATTTACACGATCAGCGAGTGCAAAGATCAACTGTTCAGGTTGAATGTGGACAAGGTAGGGACGAATGTTCTGAGCTTCATCATCAGCAAGCGTGCGAATATAATCTGCTGTTTCAACACGAGGAAACTCGACAAGCACGTGACTGAAAGATTTCGCAACACCTTGACGGAACCAATGACGTGCAAAGACGTCCATGTTATTTCCGTTAAGATCAACATCTTCCATCAATGGTTTTAGATGAGCTGAAAAATCATCAGTGTATGTGATCTTTGAACCGAACGGTCGCCCAACCCACGTTCTAAGCGTAAGGTCGGTCATATTAAATAGTACATTGCTGCCGATCCGGTCGTCGTAATTAACTTGCGATTCGTGCTCATGCTTTGGGGCCATATCTTCACCAGCTTCTCGCATAGCCTCAGTGCCGTTGAGTAGAGTTTCCATCTTCCACCAGCGATTCTCCATCGCTTGATAAGCCAAGCTTGTCGTAGCTACTGTCGCTTCCTTTGATTTAGCCATTTCACCACTTCCTTTGAATAATTGAACGCCGCGTCCATCTTAAACGATATCTCCACATGTCACCACAGTGATCTTCTGCTTCTGTGTTGACATCGTCGAGATTCTTATCGTCTCGTGACAGACAAGGAACCGTTCTTCTGTTATGGGTACATCGTTCACACACAAAGATCCCTGGAGTTTCTCGCGGACCTTCTATCGCCGGTATTGCTCCCTGGAGTCGTGTTCTTATTTGCTGCCAGCCTTGAATACGAGATCCAGCCGACTTATCAACTGTGTCCCAATAGACACCTTCTTTTTTCATGTCACCTGCTACAGTCTTGACACCATCATATTTTGAGAAGATCTGATTATCAGCAGGACCACGTTTAATTCTACCACGTAACCCCATATCAGCTTCTTTTTCTCGGATTCTCTGGGCAATTTGACCAGCAGTCATGTTCAAGCCCTTATTATCCTCTTTACCCATGCCGTACAGTTCATCAAACAAGAACAAATCACCTCTGACTTGACCATATTGCTTGCCGAAAATCTGGATCGGCGTTCCGTTAGATTCAGCCCACCATCCAACAGCGAACGGTTTTGACTGGCCGTGGTCATACGCACGATTCATAAACCAGCCTGATTTCCTAAGTAGGAAATATGGGATATTTGGGATAACATGGATTTTTTCACTCCAGAGGTCGTCAAACATACCACCAGAGGTAATGTCCCACGAGCCTTCAATCCACGCCGCCAGCTCTTGCGGATTGCGGGCAGCAACTCGAAGTGTGTTGACATAGCCTGGGTCCGCCAAGAGTAGAATCTTATTTTCAGCCAATGAGCTGCGAATAGCAACGCGAGGTTTCTCGCGTTCATCTTCTCTGATACCTGTTCGGAGATCCTTTATGACTTCGCCAATCAACATGCCCGGTGCCATCGGTAATCTGAACCGTTTCTTTACCCAGTTATGCCCTGGGCCGTAGGGATTTGTAGTGGCACGAACACGACAGAGCTTCGCCACAACCGGATGCGTAGATCGGCTAAGCGAGAACAGCGGTGTATAACATTCTGAGTTAGGCCATGTTGTCAATTCTTCAAATCCTATCCAGGGATATGAGTGGCCGTGATAATTCCAATACTCGTTCGGTCGAATGATGTGTCTGAATTTCAGTGACTCACCAGTCGGCCACGTCCAAGTTTTCGCTTGTTTATTGTAGTCCGCTCCAGGCCATATCTTCTTGAACCATTTGAGTGACTTTCCAATCACATCATCAAGCTCAGGGAAGGTACGCCGAAATAGAATACCTTTCCATTCTTCACCAAAGCCACGGCCAATATGTTGTGCGAAGTCCATCAACAACACGTCGGTCTTTCCACCGCCTCGGTTGCCTGCCAAGAGACATTCAAAAATAGGACAACGCAACAATGCCTCTTGGCTTCCAGGTTGAGGAAACCATATCGCGGGCGTCCCGTCGATAAACGCGGTAAGTACGCCCATCTCATTTAGTCGCCATTCAACCTTCTGACTCATATTGTCATCTTGTGTAGGTGACGATAAAGGTCACACTGGTCAGTGTCACTTGTTTTACAATCACGTTGCGTACAGTGCTTTGTTCCCGCTGTTCGCCAACCACATGAGCCACAGTTAATACCCATCGGCTTTGCAATGAACGCCGCAACAGCTTTCGCACACAAGCTTGGACTCAGTGTGTCACCAAACCTCTTATTCAATTCTTCGGCAAGTGTTCCCGCTGCCACGATAGCCAAATCTTTCTTGAAACCACACTCAGCCATCATTTTGCTGCTCGGCTTGACTTGGCTCCGAACATACACTGTCAATCCGGCTTTGGTCAATTCGCATTCCACCATATTGTTTCTCCCAATCGTCAGGGTCCAAGGAAGTTTGAACAACGAGAACGCCTGCCTTGACGTTCGCGTCAACGGATAGATGTTCCCGATACTTCGGGTTCGTAGCCTTTGCGAGCAAGATGAGGAGTTGGTCACTATAGTGACGTTCAGTTGCAATTCGCTCGCCTTTATAATAGACACCGCGTGACACTCCATTGATAGCTCGATCATGGACAGCGGCGTCAACAAGCTCCGCATAACCTTGCAATGCAAACATCTCACGCTCTTTTAGATCCGAGTCATTATTCATACGGTACACCATACGACCAGGATCTACGCCCGCCATAATTGCAGAGTATCTCTTTCGACCGGATGTCTCCAGATAAGCAAGGTACAGCTCTATCTGAGCCTCACTAATCTCAGGCAACGCCGGTAATTTAGCGTTCTCATCAATTTTAACGGGCACACGGCTCATTATGCCCCAATTATAGGACATATCGCTTAAAAAGTCAAGCTAAAATCCACTACATTCCATGAATTTCTACTTTTCCTACGGCTGTCTTGGTCTCAATTCGTCCCCTGGCGTTCTTTTCATAGTACCAGACAGTGCCCAAGCGTGTGTCGGCGGTGTGGGCTGTCGGTATCAACTTGCCGTCGCAGGTGATTCGCAGGTTCTGGTTCAGGTGTATCTCTGGGTCGTAGCCCTCATCACTTTTTTGGGTGGAAATCCGCACAACGCGGCCTTCGCCGTCCCGGACCGGGCCGGGAGTGGGCACTTCGGCCTTTGCCGGAGCTGCAACAGCCTTGCTCCGACCACAGATTTTGTCAGGTTCATCCATGTTTACTACAACTGTGTTGTTTTCCGGGGCCGAGACTACATTTATGTTGTTTGGTATCAGCTCCGATAGCATCACTCCGAGTTTGCTCCACGTCTCCAGAAATTCTTGCTTTGTTACCATCAGAACATCTCCAACTGTTTTCCAAATTTCGGTCGTTTCGGCATGACAGTGTCACGCTTTTGCACGAATGCCCATCGGTCTTTTAGCACTTGCTCCTGAGCACGCACTACTCTCAGGAGCTTCTCTTGGTGACTCTTTGGTATCACCGTGCCGTCAGTGAAGTGCAGCTCGACCGCCATGAAGTCTTCATCAGACCAGCCGAGATACTTCCACGGGAAGACGTCCAGGTGACATTGCACGCCGCACTTATTGCAGGCGGCGACAAACTCAGGTGTTAGGAAGTCGAATTTGCTCATAGACCTTTATACGCTTTAATAAGGAGCTGTGAGTTTCTCAGCACATTCATCACAACGACTTCGATGTATGATGCTGCGTCAGCAACTTCTTCTGGTGTAAGGGTGTGCTGCTCAACTTCACCCTTGTAGCTGAGTGTAATGACAAGGTTGAGACCTTCGCGTGCGTATGTCACTCGAAAATCTTCAAACATCATTATCGCCTGCATGATTTGTCCCCAGACCTGATTGACGTTCTGGACGCGGGTCATCATTTCACGGATGACTCTCGGAAAGTCAGTGCTGTGACGACGACGTATTGCGTTTTCAATCGCCAGCTCGTCAGGCATTCCAGCCTGGACTTGTTTTGTGCGTAATTGCTTTTTGTTACGCTTCATCTTTTGGACTTCTTTACTTAATTTCATATCATCTCCCAAGCAACTTACACTGTTTCAACGCAGCAACCAACTCATTGTTGTGTCGCTCAAAATCATCGTGTGACATAATGAACCGCATGTCACCATTCTCCCAACTGCCACGGTTGAACCGCGTCAACAATATCATGTGAGCAGCTTCTGAAATTTCATGTATCAGTGACTGGACCGCAGTGTCTCTTCCAGCTCCACAGCCAACATGTATTTTACAGTTAGCCCCACTGAAACAAGCTCCACCTAACATATTGTAAGCTATCTTATAGCGAACACCGCAGATGATAACACTCTTTGGCATTGTCTTTGTCCAGGCGGGTAGTTTCATCTCTTCCGTGCTCCTAATAGATAAATCTTTCGGACGATTTTCTTCGGGGGCCACTCCAGGTGCACTCCGATACGTTTCATTGTTGAAGTGACATCAATTCCCATTGCTTCGGGATTGCTTGCCAACTCAAAGCCTTGTTCGCAGGTTAAGTCTTTCCACCGAGCTGAGTAATTTGCAGCCCACTTCTCGGCGTGCTCGCGTAGAAACTTCCTGGCCTTCGGTTGCCAGTATCTAAGGTTCGCACATTGCCCGTAGCTCCACCCTGGGTGCCCGGCCTGCATCGTAGCGACCCACTGTTCCAGGTCAAAGTCAACCCACAATGCCCAGAAGGGATGCGTTGTGTCGAAGAATTCCGGCAGCAGCGGAGCGTCGGGCGGACAGTCTGGTCGCTTGCCGAAGTTGGGACAGCCATAAGGATGCCCCGCGTATCGTTTACAACACAACGCTCTGACCGCAGGTTTATAAATAGGCTCAACCTTTTGAGCCTTAAAAACCATCAGTGGCCGACGTATTTCCGCTTGTAATGGGCGTAACCTATTTTCGCTGCCTTCACTGTTCGGTAGCATTTGAATTTGAACCATTTTCCGGCTCTCTTCATCCATAGGCATTTGCCGCTTCTGCTCACTGGCATTTTTCACGACTCCTTTTCTTAATCTGAGTCGTATTATATCATTTATGATATGCTTTGTCAACTCAAATACCTCATGCTCTCGTCGGTGTATCTTTCACCAATCCACTTGTGCAGGCTGCGGCTCGCGGCGTAGTCGGCCAAATGAGTATACCAAACGACTGGATCGTTTTGCAAAAGCAACAGCTCGTCATCAGTGACCTCATGGGTCCAGCGTCCCATGTGCAGCCGGACAGCTTCAACAATCGGAAGCCATTCTATTTCAATCTTGCCGTCGAATATGTGCGTCTTGATTTCATCGGCACAGTATCGACCGTGACTCCTGGCGGCGATTTTATGATTGCCAAATGTCACCAGCTCATCTCTCTCAGCTCCACGCTTCATCATGTCGTGCAGCAGCACTGCCGCGAGTATCTGATTGTAGGTCCGCTCGTTCATCGTCGCGTGCGGGTGCATCTCCGTGAAGGAATTCGCAAATCGAAAAGCCAACTTGACATGATGCACCAAACCACCATAGGTCCGCATCAGCGGGTGGTGATGACCGCGTTGGCTGGCTCGGATATACCAGAAGTATTGCGGGCACATTTCACCGAAGACATGTAGCACAAACTCTCTCACATGGTGTAGCGTGAAATAATCAAGCTCTTTTGCGAATACGTTCGACGCTGTAGGTTTCACAGCCACTCCTGCAATTTAAGTGCTATACAACAAATCGCGTATGCTCCAATGAACGCAAATATCATCGCCTGAATCCATTTACCCCCACACCATCGTCGGTAGCCCCAGACATTAGACCACATGACAATACAACATAACGCTGCAAATGCCAAATAATTCATCATATCAGGTTCTCCGACCAGTGCCTTTGCACTTCTTACAGGACTCAGATGGCCCAAGCTCGTCTTGAGCAATCCACACTCTTACTTTACCTGTGCCTTTGCAGGCCGTGCAAAATGAGTCGATATGCTGCTCAATCAACTCAAATGCTTTGGAGACAGTGACATTCTCAGGCATCTTCGTATTTTTAAGAGCCTTTTTCAAATTGTTCACAATTACAGTTATATCCATAAGTTTTCCTCAGTGTTGCATGTATGATACTTGTCAAAGATTCTCCGGCCCAAACGAGAAGGGCAGTAGCTCATCGAGTCTTAGGCCCAAAGGTTTCACTGTCGGGTCGGCACAGTAACTCCAGATTCTGATTTGCAGGTTCTCCGCAAATTCGCGGATTACTTGGCGGCAGGCACCGCACGGCGGGACCGGCACAGTCGTCTGGCACCAGATTGTCACTTCCTGTATCTTTGTGGCCGGACCGTTCTGAGCAATCATCGTCGTGATCGCGTTTCGCTCTGCACAGATCGTACTGCCGTAGGCCGCGTTCTCTACATTGCAGCCTGCGTGGATCTGTCCCATGTTCGTTATGACCGCTGCACCCACATGAAACTTGCTATAGGGACAGTAGGCGAGCTGAGCCGCCAAGATTGCTTCTGTGAGACACTCGGCTCGATACAATGGGTCTTGGATGTCTTGGGTCTCGTTCGGAATCGTACCAGCTTCTTTAGCGGCTTCAACAAATTTGATAGCGTCAACATTTATCATCAATTCTCCTCAGTGTTTCGGGTTCGATCTCGTATGCTCCCCATATTCGGATCATGCCGGTAATGTTCGTTGAAGACAATGTGGTATCAGACACGATGTAGTCGACCCCATTCAGGTTTATGTGTTGGCCGATGACTTCCCTTCCATTCTTGACTTTCGCTGTGTATAGTTGCATTAACGAACCTCGTGCGGTGGACAAATTGTTCCTTCTGGATGGATACAGTGACATGCCGAACAGCATACGTGGTTCTTTCCTTCGGGGCTGCCGCACTTCTCGCAGGTCGCTCCTGCACCAGGAAGGTTCTCATAGTGACGCGGGGCCGGAGCACCGTAACGATCCACCATAAGGATCGCAGCCTGGGCAATGCCGGAAGCCTTGACCATGTTCTCGGCATAATTTTGATTTGGTCTCAATGCCTTCGCCAAATAGTGCGAGATATAGGCGTGCCAATCGTTCGCGGTGTTCATACGGTCGAAGTCATCGCCCCAGATCTTGTCTTGACGGAGACGTTCTTGCAGCACCACATCGATATCGTCTCCAGAGGCGAGCAAGCAGTACGCGGCCACGAGCAACATCTTTGATCGAAACTTCTCGACCGAGAATTCCTCTTTGCGTCCGCAGTAGGTTGCCTGGGCGAGACAGTCGCTGATATCTACATGAACGCGGTTCAGATCACGTGCATCCAGGTACAATGCTGCGGTTGCATTATGGACATCAACTGCAATTGACATGATTTGGTTCATTTGTCTTACTCCTCATTTATAATGATTCTTTTGGAGTCCACCGTTTTGCCCTGGTCATTCATTATGAAGACCCGGTCGCCGTGGCGGACACTAACTTGCTTTGATAATACGTGGGGTGAGTCATACAATTCAATGATAATGAAACCATCGCTCAAAGAGTTGTAATTCCACCGGATACTCGCGGCCTCAATGATGTGTTTGTCCTGTTGATTGTCATCTTGTATCTTAACTATCATATCATACCTTTCTGTGTAAAGTATAGCATATTCTTTGACGCCGGTCAAGGGAATTTTGCTTTTTATTTTCAGTTTTTTAAAAATGCAACTTTTGAATTTGTTAGATGATTATTTTGGGGATGGGCCTATTTTTAAAATTATAAAGCAGCCGCAGAGTGACATTTCGGGGGTGGGCCGTTGGCCGGTCCGATAATGTCTTGGGGGAAAGGCCCCTTTGCAAATGATTATCGGACGTTGGTCGGCTTTTCTGCGATCTATTGCATGATATTATCGGACGTTTTGGTAGCACGTTATCGGACGTAGGTTATCGGACGTCGATATTATCGGACTTGAGCAGGTCCGATAACTGAGTGACACATAACGCCAATTATCGGACGTAGGTTATCGGACGTCAAAATCGGCGGGTCCGATAATAAATTCCGGCCAGCTCGAAGGTCCGATAATGCTAAGCTGAGGTCCAGGTCCGATAATGTTTGGAGCCGGACAAAAGGAAGGACCGATAATGCCCATAACATTATCGGCCTTTGGGAAATGAAAGTCCGACCGGGTTATCGGACGAAGTGATTAGTCCTGGTTATAGGACGTTGTCTCGAATTCGGCTCTTGTCAATTCACGTCCGATATAACTTGCGTGTTGGTCCGATAAGTGAATCTGGTTATCGGAACAAAACTTGCAAATTGCCTTGCGGACGTTATCGGACTTTCCGACAAACGTCACTATCGGCTCGTGGTTATCGGACATTAAATCGCATCTGACGTTATCGGACGGATTCCAGGTTATCAGACTATAAATTCCAGAATCGTCTTTTTGCCATTCAATTTCGTTATCGGACGTTTGTATTATTTTCCATTGCATTGATTTTGTCATACCGTCAATTGCTTGTTTGGCCGATTTTTCATCAGGATATTCACTGACGAAGTTATCGGATTTGTCCCAGACTTTCACATGTGAAAGTCCGATATCAATTTTGAATCCTTTATACGTCTTATCGGACGCAGGACACAGATTGCCGTACGAATCCGATGTAAAAAGCTTTTTGTCGTGATCTACATTATTCATTTTGTCCCCTAATAAACTTTTAACATTGTAGCGATTCCATTCTCGTTTACGTGTAGTGTCATATATCCATTATCGACAAGCACGGTCCATTCAAAAGAATGATACACAACTTTTAACATAATTTGTCCCCTATCTGTCTTGTAGTATTGAAAAAGCGGCGTTTATTCTATCCTGTTCGGCTTTTGCTGTTTTGCTTGCAAACGTGCAGGCCTTAACACCTAAAATGCACGTCCAAACAAAAACGATAACGATAATTACGCTTGATGTCAAAATTCTCTTGTTCATTTTTGTCCCCTTAACTTTGTCCCTGTTTTCGTTTCCTCTATATATAGTATAACATATAAAAGAGAAAAGCAAAACGAAAAATCACCAAACACCAAAAAAACTTGTTTGTTATTTATTTAACTTATTCTTTCATAAATTCAAAACACGGAGTTTCACAAAATATCGAGCGATATACCGAAACAAAGCTTTTCGGCTTTTTGCCGGACAACCGCCGGACGGCATACCACATGATAGCTTGATATTCTGCCGGACGATATCCAGCTTGTTTCGCAAGCTTTTGTATTTTCTTTTCGATACGCTCATATAGACGTTTTGTCAAGCTTTTATGGTCTATACCGAAAGCTTTACATATCCAAACATCGACCGTAACGTCCGATAAATTTCCGAGTAGGTTTTGGGCAAAACGTGAAACTTTCGGACCGTTTATCGGACGTCCCTGCAAAACGCGAATAACGTTTATAAGGTGGGCAGGCATAAGGTCCGATAATGC